GGCCGCTTAACCTGCAGCGACTTGGCGCCGCCCGTGAAGCCCAGCAGCTTGCACGTAGTCTTCCAGCCGCCACCGGCGCCGCATCCGTGGCAATGAGACATCCCCATCTTAGAATCGCTCAGTGAAATGCTAAATGATGGTGTGTTTTCGTTGCCGCCGGCATGCTCTGGATTTGGGCATACGAGCCAGACCGAATCTCCCCGTACATCAACGCGGCGATCAGCAGGTAGAGATTCTAGGAGGGCAAGTATTCTTTCTCTCATTCGACTCCAACCAATTTGTATAGGGTTTAGAAGGCAAGTGGAGGATTTGATGCGCTACGCCGAGTTACAGAAGGTTCTAAACGTAGGGGACATCCGTGGCAGAAACTTGACTGCGGTCGTAAAAAGATTGGAACCCCGGCTATTTGATAAAATCCAAGGTCCGAGTCTTTCTAAGAATCTTTACTTGGCTATGGGAAATAAACACGGTGTATGTCTGATCTGCGGACAAGATACGCGATTCTTAGGATATAAGAAAGGATTCAAGAAGTTCTGCTCAAATAAATGTGCGAACAGGGGCGTCTCGCGTAGAAAACCAAATCGGTCCCGGCCTCATCTGCCTTTCATCGAAGAGCTTGAAAAATTGTTCATCAGACGAGTCGACCCACGCGGTCTAAACCAGAAAGTTGGCCGACGCGATCGGTGGAAAAAGATCGTTCGTATAGCAGAACGTCTCAGGGTTCGTCCGAAGCAAGTGATCTATCACATGTACGTTGACCGCCGAGTGGGTCGGTGCGAGAAATGCGAAGATGTTACTAACTTTGGAACGCTCGAAAGGGGATACCGTAGATTTTGCTGCGCAACATGCGCCAATGAGAGCATCGCAGAAAAGACGAAGAAGACGTGCTTGGAGCGATACGGCTTCAAATCTGTGATGTGCGTTCCAAAAGTGAAGCAGCGCTATCGCGACACTTGCGTTGCTAGGTTAGGCGTTGACCATCCAAGAAAGTCGGAAATCGTACAGCGCAAAGCGAAAGCTACGCTGAAGAAGAATTATGGTGTAGATTACCCGCACCAATCTAAAACCATACGTAGTAGGTATGTAAAGACGTTACAGAAGAATTACGGCGTAGACACGCCTATGCACAGTGTCGAGATACTAACGCGACAGCAAAAATCGATGAAGTCATCAAAGATCGCCGTGATTGCGGGTGTAACATTCGTCTATCAAGGATACGAGCTGCCGCTTCTGCGAAAACTCGTTAGGCGTCACGGACCTAAACGTGTTCTATCTGGTGATAGGGTGCGACCCGTATCGTACAAGTATCGAGGGCGCAAACGGCGCTACTTCCCTGATGCCGTTGTGGACAAGACGATCTATGAGGTAAAATCTACATGGACATTCCCTTATATGTGGTCGAAAACGCTAGCGAAGGCGAAGGCGTGTCGCCTTGCCGGTTTTAGATTCGTGTGCGTCGTACTAGATAAGAAAGGAAAGATATTGCTGTGCGCAGGACTTCGTAAGAGTCTATCGTACTATAAAAGATTGATACTAGAACGTGCATAACTAGCCCAGCTTGGGCCCCTCCTCGATGCAGATGCCGAACGAGGGGTTCGCCTCGTTGCCCCCCGCGTGCTCCGGGTTCGGGCAGACTATCTTGGCCTCCCTGTCTCCTACCGACAGCTTCCTGTCTGGCGGCAGCGACTCGAGGAGCGCTATGATCTGCTCACGCATGATCCCGCTCTAGCCTGCGCGCCACGTCGGTAGCTTCTTGCTGCGAGGCGAAGGGTCCGTCGTAGAACGTCTCGCGCTGCTTATCTCCTACGCCTTCGATAACGCGCACCGTGTACAAGTCGCGGTGCGTGTAGGGGCACTCGGGGTCGCGGCAGGCCTCGCGAGAGCACTCTGCGGGCTCGAAGCGAACTCGGTACTTAGCGTCGGGTGATTTCGTCATCATCGCCTCCATATCGGCGACTCTTTGCCTCGCGCCGCATCGAGGTGCGAGAACGTCGCGGGCGGTCCAGCAATCTCTATGCGAACTTCGTCGCGGAGAGGGCTGCCGTAGAACGTGGCGCACTCCCCGTCAGGCATCGCCAGAACCATCTTGTTGGTGGACGCCATGTAGCCGGCCCACGATCCGACTACCTCTGCGCGAGGGATGAACCGCGTCAGGAATCCCTCGTCGTTGTAGATGTACAGGCCGGGAGCCACGCGATAGGGCTTCCACGCCTTGACGGGCATGATGCTGTCGGCTCTCACGACCGCAGGAGCCGCGATAAGCGACACGAGCCCCGTGATTATCGTTCTACGCGACGTCTGCATGGCTTCTCTCCTCACTCCGTACCCAGCTTGCGATCTATCTTGACGGCTCGCGCGCGCTGCAGCTGGGACAGCGACGTGTGACTACGCAGAAACCGCGTGAGCAGCTCCGAGTCGTCTGCGCCCTCCGACTTCTGCGTCAGCTCTACCACCTTAGACACTTCGGCCGACTTGCGCTTGGTGCCCGTGTTCACGCGCACGACTTTGGGGTGATCTAGCAGCCACCTGCTGCCGGGCGCACCCTTCGACACGTCTAGCGTGTAGAGCGTACCCGCCGCGTCGCACTTAGGCGGAGACGCGGGATCGAAGACTACGTGCTCCAGCACCCAAGGCGGATCGAAGTCTTCTTCGCGTATCTTCATTACGCCGCCCGACCAGGTAGCCGTACTAACGCGCTTGGGCAGCTTCTCGCCGAACGACGTCTGCACTGGGGTGCCGGGGTAGTGGATGGTGCCGACGCGCTGCGGCGTGTGCAGGTGGCCCGAGACGGCAATCGAGTCTCCGATCGAGGCTCGCGGGATGCCGTGGCCCTCTGTGAACGGTCGGCCGTTGTCTCCCTTCGCGCCGACTACGCCGTCGTGGAACAGGAGCAGGTCGTAGCGACCCGAGAAGTCTTCTGCCGAGTACCGCTTCTTCCAGGGCACTACCTTGACGCGCGCGCCGTCGATGCGCAGCGTAGTCGTCTCCTCGACGAACGTGACGTGCTTGAGCGCGCCGGCCTCTGGCAGCTCTCGCAGCAGGCGAAACGAGTTACTCTCGTTGTCGTCTACGTCGTGGTTGCCCAGGTATACGATCACCTCGAGTTCGGTGGCGGCTAGCGTCTTGATCACGGCCACCAGCTCCTCCTGAACGGGGTGCGGGCCGTGGAATAGGTCGCCGAGTATGCAGGCGTGGGTGCAGCCGTCGCGCTTGGCGCTCTTGAGCAGGCCGCGCAGCAGGCGCGTCTGCCTGCGCAGGCCCACGTCGTCGCCCATGATGGTAGACATCTTTCCGATGTGGGGGTCGCCCACGAATCGCATCTTCACTGCGTACCTCCGCGAGAAAGAGCGGGCTGGAGGGCCCGCTCTCGTGTAGTTTACTTCGCCGGCCCTTCGGGGTCAGAGATGCGCTTCTCGCGCTCTGCGGGCCTCGGTGCTGGCAGCTCTTCTTCGGCGGGAGCCTCCGGCTCCGACGTGCTCTTGCTCGACTCGAAGTCTACAAAACTGGTGGGCTCCTCGTCCGAGTCGGACGCCGCGGTGCGGATCGGTCGCGAGACGTGACCGACTTCTTCTTCGTCGTCTTCGTCGTCGGCGAGGTCGGCATCGTCTTCGTCTTCGTCGTCGGTGTTGTCGACCTCCTCTCCTTCAGAGTCGTCGTCTTCGAAGTCGGCATCGTCCTCCTCTCCGTCTTCTTCCTGCTCCGAAGCTACGTCGGCGACGAAAGAGTCGATGCCGAGCACGAGGCCTGCCGCTGCCGTGAAGACGGCGTTGACAGGACCTGCTTCGTCGCCGGCGTCGTCGGCGGGGTCTTCGCTGTACATTGTACCGAACCTAGCCAGCAGCTTGCCCGCCGCGACGAGCACGACTGAGGGCTCGGCGGCGGAGAGGTCGACCACGCTCGCGAGTACGGCCTCGAGGTGGTTGGCCGCCGCCAGCGTGTCGGCGTCGAGGCCGATCGGTTCCAGCTTCGCGTCGATGTCTGAAGGGTCGATCACGTTCACCGCCGTCGCAGTGAGCGTCTTCTTGATTACGGCGCGGGCCATCTGCTTGATCGTACCGACCAGCTTCATGTTGTCTGCTCTACTCTGTGCCATGCTTCTCTCCTTACCTTGTTCCAGTGCTACCGAATCCCGCGTTCCCGCGCTCAGTCTCGGGGGCGTCCTCTATCGACGCCAGGTACTTTATCACGGCGTTGTATTGCCCCGACCCCGGCACTACCACCGGCGCTACGACGAGCTGCGCGATGCGGTCGCCCTCGTAGAACGACACGTCGCGCAGGGCGTAGACTAGGACGAACACTTCGCCCCTGTAGTCCGAGTCTACGGTCGAGGGCGAGTTGGGGATGAAGAACGCGCCCCGCCGCGCCAGGCCCGAGCGCATTCGTATCTGGGCCTCGAAGCCGCGAGGAATAACGATGCGAAGGCCGGTGGGGACCAGCAGCGTTTTCCCGGCCTCTACCGAGAACGCAGTCTGCGTGGGGTGCCACACACGCAGGTCGAATCCCGACGAGCCCGCGGTCATCTGCACGGGACGAAACTCGGGCTTCGGGTGATAGAACCCCACCTCTACGTCGCAGAACCTATTCGTCATACTCGTACCCCTCTATCTGCCGGCGGTGTCCTGCTAAGAGCGACAGCCCTGCTGCCACTGCAGTCAGCGTAGTCGCACTGCTTCGACCGAACGCGGCGCGGTGCCGATGCATATGCTCCTGCCTTAGCGCCAGCTCCTTCTTGCGATCTTCCTTCTGCGCCGCCTTGCGCGCGAGCGTTCGGCGGCGCTGCTTAGTTACCTTCTTGGCCTTCATGGCGTGCTCCTAGTCTAGCCTGCCGTACTCTTCGCGGTCGTAGTAGGTGACCCGAGCGGCGGGGTGGAGGGCGGCGACCTGGCTCTTGTTGGCGAACTTGATCGCCTCGCGTATCACGCCGCTTACGGCATCGATCATGCTCGACTCGGTAGTATTTACTACGCGCCAATCCGAGTCGGTGTCAGACCGAACGAACACGACCCACGTCACGGTAGACGGCGGGTCGCCAGCGGAGGCGCGCCAGTGTACGGCGCACTGCAGCCGTAGCAGCGACTCTGCGGCCCACTCGTCTGCGATGCGCAGCTCGACGGGTCGAATCACGACTCCTACGCGGTACCGCGGCTTCGCGCGCGGGGCGGTGCTTCTCCGAACTCTAGCCACGGCCGCGCCCTCCCTGCATGATGCGACGTAGCGTGCGCGCGTAGTCTTCGAAGCGCGCCTTGGCTATCTTGCTGCGGTCGTAGTTGCGTAGCACTATTCCCTCTGGGACGCCGAGGCCCGAAGGCGACAGCAGGCACTTCGTCTTCGGCAGGTGTTCGGACAAGAAGTCGCTCATGCCGCTCAGCGTCGTGGGGAGCTCTCCCGGAAAGAGAATGCGCGGAGCGACCGGAATCTCCAGCTGGTTAGCCGTATTCGTCAGCCAGCCCTCGGCGCGGAACTTCTGACCGCCCGATTCTCGCCACGACGAGATGCGCTCTGGCGACCAGTAGAGCACTTCGCCGTAGTCTTCGATATCGCACATGTCGAACAGCCGGTAGCCCGTCACTTCTCTGCCGTAGTTCTTGGAGCCGCTGCTCGTCTTGCCGCCGAACGTCTCGAGGTAGAAAACGACGATGCGGTTGGGATTCCACCCCGCCGCGACCGACTTGGCGACGTCGCGCAGGGCGTCGACGATGCCCATGGAGGGGTTCGCAACGACGTCTCCTCCCGCGTGCAGCAGCTCCTCGCGGCTGCCGATCAAGAACGGCCCGTCGGGGCAGAGAATGATGCGGCTGTTGGTGCCGTCGACCTTCTCGGTCATGATCACCTCGTCTTGGCCGAAGTCTGTGACCTGGCTCTCGATGAGCGACCCGTTGCTGGGATCAAGCGCGTGGTAGGTGGGGATGGACGGGTACTTCGTCATCGAATTTAGCGAAGCGAGCGGTACGCTGTGTATGTCGAAATTCATGGTCTTGCTCCTAGCTCTCTTACGACCGGGTTGTAGATGGTTAACCACAGCTCGGGGTCGGATAGCCCGCATACGCTGTGACTATGTCTGCGGCGCGATCCGCTAGCTGCAGCCGGTTGCGTCTTCTTCTCTTCACGTCTGTGCCTCCCTCCATCGCTTGCGCTGCTCTGCGGTGAGCGGCGCCGCTTCCAAGTCTATAGTGAAGTGCTGCATAAGCTCTTCGGCGTCTGCCTGGTCGCGCTTGTTCCAGCGCCCCAGCTTCGACGCCACTATGCCCGAGGGCGACGCCACCTGCGTTACCACCCCGAGAGACGAGTCTTCGTGCGCGGTGTGCGCGATCCACACCGCCAGTGCGTGGGACATCCCTACGGTGCTGGGCTCCAGCGTCTCGATCTCGACGTGAGTCCTGAGGTGCAAGAACGCGTGGGGGCGCGTTCGCTTGAACTTCGGAACGACGTCGGGTATACTGCGATGGACGAACAGCACGTCGACGTCTTGCGTCGTACGCGGCTTCCCGTAGAACGAGAACGCGAGCCCGCCGATCAGCACGCCGCCGGGTGCGCCGGCCACCCAGTCGAGCAGGGCCGCCTCGACCTCGGGTACCAGTATCGACTGCTTGAGCGAGCGCGTCCCCGTGTTGTGCGTCGCCGTGTGCAGCAGCTTGCGGAGCTTAGTCATCGTTCGATTCCCCCTCATCTTTTCTGAGCGCAGAAAGGAACAACCTCTTGATCTCCTCGACGTCTTCTACCGTAGTTCCAGCGACGAGACCGCCGTCGTGAATCGTCTTGCCGACCAGGAGACCCTTAGTGTCGACTGGCAGCTCGTCCCAGAGATCGTCGAAGTCTTCTCTATCGTCGTTCAACGACGTTTCGGCGATGTCCGCCTCCACAAGTAGCAGGCCTATGGCCTCGCCTCCCCGCAGCGAGACGAATACGCCGTTGAGCACGTCTGGCGTCACTGCATCGATCCACTTGTGGAAGGCGGCGCGCCATGCCTCTCCTCGCCTGGCCTCGCGGGCCTCGAAGGACTCAGGCGTCAGCCTCGCCAGCTTCTCGAACTCGCCGTGAAGCGCCGCGAGCTGCTCCTTAGTGGGGCTGACCATCACGCGCCCTCCTTAGGAGGAAAAGGAACGCGGCAGAGCGCTTCGATGTACGCCTTGCCTCGCGCCGTGACGGCGAGCGCGTCGCCGTCACGGGTTACCAGTCCCTCCTCCTCGAAGAACTTGCGAGCCTCGTGCGCGGGGACGGTGCGCGAGATGATTCCTAGCGAAGCCTCCGGATCGGAGGCGTAGCTATACGTGAGCAGCATGCGAATCGCCAGCGGCGACAGTACCCTAGGTTCATCGTTCTGCTTCCTGTTCAAGAGGCGGCCGTACAGCTCGGGTGTAACGCGGACGACCTCTCCGACTTGTCGATGCCTGCTCTTCACGAACTTAAATTCACCGACCACGCCCGTGGCCTTGATAGCAGAGTCGAAGTACGCCAAGATTATTCGGCTGCCCAGTATGGGAAATTCGCCCTCTAGTACGACGCAGGTAGAGCTGCCTAACCTGCGCTGGTAGCTGAGCAGCTCGGCTATCGCGTCTATCGAGAGATGCTTCAGCGCTCGGTCGTTAAAGAACGTGCACTGAGTGTAGGTGGGCGACTGGCCGATAACGTAGTAGCCTAGTTCGTCTATCGTCTGGCAGGCCGACGAGAAGTGGCGGCGAATTGCATCTACTATCTTCATGGTTTGCTCCTCTGCGCTGTAAAATCTAGCAGTCGCCGCAAGTCGCTCTTCGCCTTACCAGGTAGCGTACTTTTGGCTTAGTCGTCACTTCTCTCCGCGCTTCTTGAGCCAAGCCCACATCTTGTCCTTGGCGACTACGGGTATGTCGAGGGCGTCGGCCTTCTTAGCCTTCCCCGACGACAGCGCCGCTGCGAACAGCACCGTCGTGTTCTTACTCACGCCGCCCGTAGAGCCTCCGTGCTGGAGCACGTACTTCTCGGCTTCGGCATCGCGGAAACCCGTGAAGGCTACGCGCACGCCCTTGAGCGTCTTGGGGCCGCTCGACTCTTCGTGCATGTCGGATACGTCGGCGTAGAACTTGCGCCAAGCCGGCAGCCGCTTGAGGAAGAGGTCGAGGCCCGCCTTGCCCAGACCCGACAGCGTCGCCAGCTTGCGGCGAAGTGCCGCGTCGCCGCCGCGAGCTACGCCGCCGGCGCCCACGTGGTCGACTATCGCCTGCAGGCGGGTACTGCCGAGCGCGAACTCGGAGCTAGAGAATACGCCGCTGGCGTGCATCACCGTCGCGAGCGGCTTGTCCTTGAGCGCGCCCGCGATGGCCGACGACACGAGCGCCGCCTTCTTGTCTCCGTAGTTCTCAAGGCGACGCAGCGCCTTGACGGTGGCGCCGCGCAGAATCTTCGGCACCGTGTCCATGCCGGCCTCGATGAGGTGCCCGATCGTGCCAGACGCCACGTCGTCTACGCCTAGCGTGCGGAAGAACGACGCAACCGACCTGTCGCGTCGCGACTCGCAGTCGCCGTTCATGCACTCGAGGTCTGTGCCCTTCGGCGTCCAGCGCAGCTTGCTGGAGCAGGCGGGGCACTTGGTGGGGAGCGAGCGCTCGGCGCGGGCGTCTTTGATGCCCGGACCGTCCACCAGCTTGACGCGAACCTCCTTGCCGACCTTGACCTTCTTGCGAAGCGACAGCGGGTGCCACTCGCCGTCGGCCTTGACCGCCACGACGCGCGGGATAACGTCTCCCGACCGAACCATCTTGATGGAGCGGCCCGCGCGCAGCCCCCACTTGCGAACGAACGACGCGTTGTTTGCGGTGGCGTAGGTAACCTCGACGCCGTCGAAGTTGAGCGGCTTCTCGAGGATCAGGCGCGGCTTGAGGAGCCCGCGCTTCGACACGTTCCACTCGACGGAGCCGATCTTGCCGACGGCGTTGGCCTGCTCGTGCGCGTCGAGCTTGACGGCTACCATGAACGGCGGACGATCTTCTAGCTGAGCGCCGCGCCGCTGCCAGTACTTGTTCGAGACGGGCTGCACGACGACGCCGTCGCACGGCACGTCTACCGCCTTGTAGATGGCGCGCATGATCGACGTCGCCTCCTCGGCGGTCGGCACGTGGTCGAGCACCGTGAGGTCGCCGAGGCGACCCTCGACGGGCAGCACGGGCAGCATTCGGCGGAGACCGCCGTGACCCGCGCGCACGAGCGCGACGATCTTGTCGTGCGCGGGCGAGTAGCGCTGCGGGTGGGTCGAGGTCGTGAAGCCCGACAGCAGGAGGTGCACCCACTCGGCGTGGGCGTCGAACGGGCGGACCCAGCCGAGCTTGCGGTCTTCGTGGAAGATCGACAGCGCGATGAACGTGCACCGCTCGAGGTCTACCTTGACCTCCGACGCGTCGATGCGGTTGAGCAGGCCGGTGACCATGTTGCGCGGCGTACGATATGCAGATAATTTGCTGCGATTTTCCATTGCAGAAAGTTCTGCACGCGCGATAGCTAGCTTGCGCTCTACCTCCACTATTGAAGTCATCGAAGTTACTCCAGATGTGTCCAAGATCGTCTATTTATGATGCGAGATACTGTGGATTTCTTTACGCCAAATTCTGCGGCAAGAACATAGCCCTTTTCTCCTCTAGCCGAGCGTTTTCTTATAGATATAACTTCGCGATCGGTAAGAACTGCTTGAGGAACTCGCGTGCCGCGCGCTTGATTATGCGGGGTATTTGTAGTACCGTGAGCTACCATGTCTCTTGAATTATCTTTATGATTGCCCCAATAAAGGTGGGTGCCTTCTATGCAGCCTAGGTGACCGTTACCGCAAGAGTGAAGGGCTAAGGGCTTAGCTCTAGGTGGTTTACCGTGTAGGGCTGTGCATACAGTTCTATGAACCAACTGCTCAACCGCACTACCTTTCAGGGGCCAAATCTTAGCACGACCGTTATTGTCGCGGAAGAAAGGCCAAATCAAGCACTTACGTGCAGGGCGCTTGGCTTTTATGGCCTTGCGGATGGCGTATTCTACAAATTCTTTTTTATTTTTCATCTTCTTTCCTAAGTTTTGCTAATAGCTTTTCTAATCGGGCTACTTCTTCTCGCTTGTCTTGTATTTTATCGTCTGGTATTAGAGCGTAGAACTTGTCGAAGATGCTGCGGTGCATGACCACCTCGCCGCGAACGACGAACGTGCCCTTGGCGGAGAAGGCCTTGCAGGGAACCATCGTCTTCAGGACGCCCTGAACGTGGCGCGCGGCCTCGGTGACGACTTGGCCCTCGGTGCCGTCTCCGCGCGTCCAGGCGCGGTCGAAGCGACCGTCCACGTAGCGGATCGAGAGGCTGGCGCCGTCGAACTTGGGAGAGACGAGCCAGCACTTCTGCGGAGACTTGGCGGCGAGCTTCTCCATCCAGCGCGGCAGGTCGGCCGGGCGTACCTTGTCGAGAGAGCCGACGGTGAAGGGCAGCGCTTCTTTGCGCGAGCGTGCCCGTTCGCCCTTCGCCGTCTTGGCGACGGGGGCGCCGATCTTCTTGAGGTAGGGGTGGTCGGGCATGCCGCGCGCGAGCATGTCGCGGTACTTGTCCCACTTGGCGTCCGACACGACGGGCTTGCCCGCGTGGTAGGCGACGTCCCAAGCAGAGAGCTTGGCCGCGATGCGGGCGCCGTCTTCTTTCGTGAAGCCGCGCGTGGTGACCTTGAGGAGGGGTGCAGGCTTACTCACCATCGAAATTCTCCTGGGCGTGAGCAGTAGAAATACGGAAGAGCGGGGCACGACGTCGTGCCCCGCTCGTGTTCGTCACTGTTGGTAGCGGAGACCGCGCGCCAAGAAGTCTTCGAGAGACAGCTTCGTTATCTCGGCGTCGGGCACGCGGGCTATAACCTTTGCGTTCTCCCAGTGCTCTCCGTGCTGAGTGGGGCGGCACAGCTGCAGAGTGCAGAAGCACGCGAAGTGCGGGAACTCGCTCTTGTCGAAGGCGTCGGGGTCGGGAGGCACCTTCATGCCTGCCCTCTCCGCGGCATCAACGAGCATCGCAGGGAATGCAATCATAGTCTTCTCTCCTTTACTCTATGCGGTGCCTACCGCACGGCCGTTAAAACGAGCACAGCTAAGATGGTTAGCAGCGCCAGGACCAGCTTCAACTCCTCGTCGGATAGCACGTCAGTCCTCTCCCGTCAGAGACGCGATCTGCTCGCGAATCTCGGCCAGGTCTTCGCCGGTGGCGAACCGGGCATCGTAGCGAAGGCGCGCGAGGCGATCCTCGTCTTCGCGCGACAGCTTGGGCTCCGCCTTCGGGACCTCCGGAGCCATCTGTCGAACCACCTCGATGGCGCGATCCGAGAAGCCGCGCTCGGCCCAGGAGCTGCCGATCTTCGGCGGGGCAGACAGCGTAGCCAGGGCTGCTCGCGCCCAAATCTCGACAGACTGCTCCGTGTGAGTAGAGCCCTGCACGAAGCCGCGCGCTGCTACGACGCACTCCTGCCACGCCGCCATCGTTTCGAGCGTCTGCTCGATGCGAACGTGCTCGGGCATAGACAGGTGCAGGATGCGGAGCTTCGAGGAAGCCTCGTAGGCGAACAGCCTGTTCGGGTCTACGTATGACCGGCTCGCCGGGTGGGTGATTCCCAGCAGGCACGACATGGCCGCCATGGTCAGGTGATCGCTGTTCATTGTCTGTCTCCGTGTGCGGGCCGCGAGAACTTCTCTAGCAGGCCGCTGCTTTCGAGGGGGAACACGTAGTCTGACGCCGACCTCAAGTCGGTCGACAGGTACCGATCGACGCACGCTACGTACATCTTCTTGCCCCGTCGGCGCATGAACGCGCCGAGGGGGGCCAGAGCGGGGGACGAGGACACGACGAGGACCGCGCCGACATCGTCTGCAGCCGACGCGCAGTCGAGGAGCAGGTGCGAGTACAGGGCGTTAGTACTCTCCACCACGACTACCTCCTGCGCGAGCAAGAAGTCGAGCAGCGGGCGCACGCGAATGAACCCGTTGCGGTTCACCGGCGAGGCGTAGTAGCGCACCTCGCGCGCCACCATGCCGCACTCTCCCACCCAGGGTCTCACGCCGTGGTAGGAGAAGCGCGTGCCCGAGTCGCGCTCCTGCCGATAGAGGTCGGGTCCGTCGATCACTACGAGGACGGGCTTGGGCGCGTCTTCTGTCACCGGTCTATCCTCCTGATCAGGTCGCCGACGGCGTCGAGCAGCGTCTTGGTCGGTACCGTAACGCCGTCGATAGCATCGACGGGTTGGCCGCCGCCCATGAGCGACAGCCGCCAAGCGGTGAACACGGCGTTCACCAGCGTCTGGACCATCAGGTCCTCGTACTCGAAGGGCTTGCGGTCGTCGTGCCTGACGAGTACCTGCACGCGCTTCGTGATCGCAGACAGCTGCGCAGCCGTCAGGTCGACGAGTGCGTAGGGCACAGACAGCGGCCTGCCCAGGCGCACCTCGTAGTAGGGCACGTCGGGCCGCCGAACTACGTGCAGCACGTTGCGAACCGACGAGTATCTCGGTTCGCGTTCGTCGGGCACGAACACCTCGGCGCCGACCTCTGGAACCTTAGCTTCGAAGTCGCACAAGACCTCCTGCGTCTCGTGCTCGATGCAGAGCAGCCGGGGCATCACTTTCCTCCCACGCGCGAGCGGAGGGAGGCAAGGGCGGCGCGCACGGGGTCACGCCCCGTCACTTCGACGGCGTGAGCGTAGGCCATGGCGACGAGCACGACGAAGATCACGGCGAAGGGCGCGGCCATGAGGGCCACTCCCTCGCTGGTGGAAATGGCCTGGGCGGCGAGGGTGTCTACCAGTTTCGCGTTCATGCGAAGCTCCTTGAAGTTATCGAAGTTGCAGGGAGGCCGGGTCGGACGTTCCGACCCGGGTACTAGGAGTTCATCGAACGGTCACGCGATGGCGTAGCCCTTCGAGGTCGAGCGCAGCTCGAGGCGCTCCACGATCTTCTCGGGGAGTTCGGCCGATGTCTCGATGCGGATGCGACGCAGGTCTTTGTCCTCGAGGCGATTGCGAAAGTACTTGACGACTTTCGGCACGGCGCCCGTCTTGAACTTGAAGACGACGCCCTCGTTCGGCACCGCCGTCGCCGTGTAGGCGGCGCGCTTCACGACGACGACCTTCGAGTCGCCGACTTCGCGGTTGATGCCGAGCATCTCGACCACCTTCTGCGGGTTGCCCGAGATGCTCACGGTCGCCGACTTGCCGGTCGCGGCGACCGGGGCGTCGTCGGCCTTCTTGGACTTGGCTTTCTTGGCGGGGGCGGCCTTCTTGGCCTTCGACTTCTTGGCCGGAGCCGCGTCGACCTTCTCCGCTTTCTTGGCCGGCTTCTCTTCGGCCTCTTCGTGCGCCTCGAGGATTCCGCGAGTGCGGAGGCTCTCGGCGAAGCCGGCGAGGCCGTCGTCGGTCATCACGGGGTCGCTGCCCATGATGAACGCGACCTTGGCCGAGCGCTTGCCGGCGAGCGCGCCGCGAATTTCGTCCTTCTCGGCTTCGAACCACTTGCCGCAGAGCTTCACCGCGCGGTCGAGGGCGGCGTCGTCGAGGGCCCGAACTTCTTTGGTCAGGCCGGTGAGGAAGGCGTCGAGCGTGAACTTGGTCATCGAAGTACTCTCTTCTCTTTGCGGTGCAGGAGTGCACCTGCGAGCCGAGACGTCTCGGCTCGCAGCTGAACTCTGCGAGGGTAGCGGGGAGAGGATTGGGAACTCCTCTCCCCGCCTTCTCTGGCACAGGCGGACAGTAGCGCCAGAGAATTACTGAGAGCCTTTCCGCCTAAGCACCCCGTTAATTTGTCGTTAACGCGAGCGCCTTCTCTCGCGTCTCTATTGTACGCCGATTCGGGCGCATAGTCTAGGGCGAAACCCCTAGAGGAATATAGCCGTTTTCGAGCGAGTCACGCGCCCAGGGAGGTAGCGCCTTCCCCGAGGGGTTTTCCGGCCTCCCCGTTGATCACCGACAGGGCGGCCTGCAGGCCCGCTCGCATCCCCTGCGCGTAGGGGTCGTCGCCGGTGCACTCGTTCAGCATGCGCCGTACCGCGAACATCGGCGCCGCCTGCTCACGAGTGATAGGAGCCGAGCACTCTGCGAGATAGATTCGTCCCAGCCCGTCGAGGTCGAAGTGGGCGCCGCGATTGTTCTGCTTCACCTTGCGGTGAAAGTACTGAGAGACGCGGCCGTCGGCATTCACGTTCATCCCGACGGCCTGGTCTCCGTCGGTGCCCAGCAGAAGAAACGACAGTCCGGGGTGGTCGGGCGACCGCCTGCTCTTGCTCACTCCTCCTATGTACGATCTCAGAGAGAAGTCTTTGGCGCTGTCGATGTGCCGCGCGTGCTCGACGCTGTCGGCGCCGACGTCGGCGCCGTACCAACCCGCCTCGTCGTGGCGAGCGGGCCTCTGTAGGTAGACGAGCCCGTCTTCTTCCTTCAGGTACGACCAGCCGCGCTTGCGCATCTCGGCGAAGTCTTCTTCGGTGATGCCGTTTTCGGACATCGCCTTCGTGTATCTTACGACCTTGGTCAATGCAGCCTCCTACTTTCCGTTCTTGTGGGGAGCGAGCCCGCCGAGGATTCCGGCGCGCTGAGCGAGTTCGGGGTTGGCGGCGAACGCCCGCTTGTGAGCGGGAACGCGGGAGCCACCCTTGCGCCCAGCAGCGGCGGCGACTTCGGGGTTCGAGAACGACCGCTTGCTCGCGGGTACCGCCTTGCCTCCCTTCGAGGCGATCTCTCGCCGCTTCTCGGGGGACATGGCGGCGAAGCCGCGGGGCTTTTTGGTGGGTACGCCTTCTTCGTTGATCATTGCTGCTGCTCCTGGTTGATCATCTCTTCGAATGCGAGGGACGGGCGAACGCCGTGCTCTTCGACGTAGTGCCGGAAGCCCGAGGGCCACGTCCACCCAGAGTGTACGAACTCGCGCGAGCCGTTAGACGTGCCGCACACGCGACAGGTGCTGAATCCGCGATACGACTTGGAAACCGCCTTCTTCTCTATCTCCTTGAGGTTAGCGACGAAATTTTCGGACGGCCACGCGTCTACGCAGACTCGCGGCTTCGGTAGGTGAGGTTCGTGCTTGCTGTGCCAGAACCCCTCGCGATTGAGGCGCTTCACCGCTGCTCTCCCGCGTCGAGCAGGCCGCTCGCGAGCAGCCGCTTCTCCGCGGTAGACCACACCTCGGCTATAGTAAGGAACGTGCTGCGCACGCTTTCCGACTTAGCGACTAGCGCGGCGTCGCGTGCAAGTGCGACGCTGCTGCGAAACTCTGCTAGCAAGTCTACCGAAGACTCTGTAGCGCGCGACAGCTCGGTGTAGCTGTAGGCCGCCACCGTTCCGTCTTCGTGCGATACGAACCACACGTCACCTCCGTGACCGGGCACGGCCCTGTACAGAAGACCCAGCGCGTGCACGCGTCGCGCATACTTAACGCGATCTGGAACGATCATGCCGTCGGTTCCGTTGCGAGCGAGTGCGGTTACCTGAACCCGAATGCCGGGCAGCATGTCCTGTAAGTCCATAGTATCTCTCCTCAGCGATCTTCTGTCTGCTGTGCAAGCGCCGACGAAGCGGCGCGCGTTATCTCGAACTCGTGGATCACTCGCTTGTAGCCGTGCGACACGGCGCGTAGGCGAGTGCCCTTTACGCTGCGGAGGCGATTGAGCTCCGATCGCAGCGACGACGTTAGCGGCGTGCGGTACACGACGCCGTCGGGCGTCTGCACGCGTATGCTCGTGAGCGTCCCCATGACGCACGAGCTGGCGACTATCTCGAGGTCGTCGAACGACTGTCCCATCGGGAGGCGGCGCACCTTGTACACCTCCTTGGCGAGGGGCCCGTGTTCGACTACGGGTGCGTAGCAGACGGCGTAGCGGCCGGGCTGCTTCTGGTCCTTGACGTAGAACCGCGCGCTCGCTTCGGCTCTCGTTCCCACGAACACTCTGACCACGTCTGCGATCATCGGCGGGTTCGTGTCGGGGACCGTGCGGTATACGATCCATCCTCTTCGGTTCTTCACTTCGCTGTCTCCTCGAGCCTGCGTGCGCGGGGCGGGCTCTGTAGCCCGCCCCGCTGCGTTTGCCTCATTCGCCTTCGGGCGGAGACAGCATGTTGCGCGGGATGCGCTTGCCGGTTGCCTCGGAGACCTCGACGACGCGCTTGTCGATAGAGTGGTTCTCGGGGCTCATGAGGCTCCAGCTAGCCATCGTGCGGCGCATCGACAGCTTCGGGAAGAAGCTCTGGATCATGTCCTTGCTCGAGGCGTGGCGCACGATGCGCCCGTCGATCGTGTAGACGGTCCAGATCGGGTTGCGGCCGTGGACGATGCAGAAGGCGTAGTAGCGCACCTTCAGCTTCTTCTTTCCCGTCTCTTTGTCGTTGACGAGGTCGTTGAGCGTCCAGATGGAGCGGTAGCCGATGGAGCCGAGGATTTCGACTTTTGCCTTGGTAGCCATGTGTCAGTCTCTTTCTACGTGTCGAAGTTTGTCGAAGTACGCTTACAGCGGTCTAACGCGGCGCGGGCGATCACCCGTCCGCGTCCTTGGCGACGCGGGAGGTCACGGCGTACACGCCGCGCTCCTTGCGTCGAATGAGCTTCGCCTTGACGAGGTCGGCGAACGCACCGTATACCGCAGACGGCTTCGCCTGCGGGAACTGCTCCGAGAGCGACGCCGAGCGAATGTCTTTCGGATTCGGCGCGTCGAGGATCGCGTTGCGGAGCTGCAACGCAGTGGGGGCGCCGTCTTTCTTGGCGGGCTCCTTCTTGGCCGCGGCGTCTGGCGCGGCTCCCGACTTGCGGGCTTGCGCGAGCACCTTGAAGTCGCTGACGCCGAGTTCGGCCAGCAGGTCGATGGCGGTAGACAGCTTGCGTCGCGGTATCGCAGTCGCGAGCAGGTCGTAGTGGCTCTCTTTCATTCTTTTTCCCTTCGTTGCTAGAACGGTGAGTGCGCCCACTGCAGCAGTGCCTGCCGTGCGCGCGGGTACCTAGACTTGTTTCCCAGGTTCGCGAGCACGCGCTTCGTCAGCTTGTCGGCGTCGAGGATGGTGAGGATCGCGCAGAGGCGGCGCTGGAAAATCTGGATCTGATCTGCAGACTGTTCGAGCAGCTCTTGGGTAGAGTATGTCTGGCAGGGCATCTTACTTCTCCTTCTTAGAACGACGAGATGCGGCGACCGGCCTTCGCCTTCGCCTTGGGCGACAGGCGCTTGCCGGTGCGGGCAGAAGTCTTGGCGGGCGGCGTCTTGACCTTGGGCGCCTTCGTCTTCTTGCCGTCCTCCTTGAACTTCTTGGCGAGGCCGGTCGCGGCCTTCGCGGCGTTTAGGCGCAGGAGCACGCTCTCGACCGTGCCGTACCAGCGGCGATTCGCGTGAACGTCGCCGATCAGAGTCATGACCACGGGCTTGCGCTTCTTGCGCGGGTTCAGCCCCACGATCTTGTACGTCTTACCCTCGCTCACGAACGTCTTGCCGAGCGCGTCGGCGGGCATGTCCAGGAGGCCGGCGAACTTCTTGTAGGCCGCAGCGTCGCTCGTGTCGAGCGAGCCGCTGCCTGCGAGTTCGATGGTGGCCTTCGACGTGTCCCCGTAGTGCATCTTGCAATGAACCATGCGGACGCCGTACTGCGCGAGAGCGTCTTTGACCGCCGCCTCGATGATCGGTCTGTAGAACTTGGCGCCTTCGAGGGTGAAGGGCGAAGGGGCATCAGCGGCAGAAGTCTTGCGGGTCTTGGCCATGTTCGTGTTCTCCAGTTAGATCGAAATACGAAACGAGGCGGGACGAAATCGTCCCGCCTCGGTAGGTCGTTGCAGTCGAGGCGGTCAGGCCGCGCGGCGCTTCGTCGTCTTCTTCGCCTTCGCCGACTTGGTCGACTTGGCGGCGCCGGCTTCGCGCTTCTTGGCGGAGGCGCGCCGCGCCTTGGCCTTCATGTCGTCGAGGACGGCGAGCAGCTTGCTCGGAATCACCGAACGCTTGAGGGCGGTGGTCGGCTTGATGCGCAGGCGCACGGTCGCCGGCTTGTCCTTCGTCACCCGCTCGACGCCGAAGGACACGACCTTCTGGCCGCCCTTCTTGGCCTTGATCTTGCGAGCCACCAAGACGGCGAAGCCGGGCATCTTGGCCTTGCCGGCGCCGCCGGGCATCACCTGACCGACCACGACGTCGTGGTAGGCGGCGATGGCGGCGGCGACCTGCTTGCGATTGAGCGCGAGGTTCTCGCCGAGCGCCTCGTTCGCCATCTCGGCGACGGCGTCGAAGGTGGCCGTCTTCGACAGCACTTCGCCGATAGCGGCAACCTTGCGCTCTTCCTTCGCCTTGCGAGCAGTCGTCTTCGTCGTCTTCGTCGTATTGCGAGCCATCGTTTTTCTCCTGAAATGCGCGGACTATTTGGAGCCGCTAGGGTGCGCCCCGAATCGGTCGCGCTTCTCCCTTAGCTCTATTTTACTCGGCGCTAGCGGAGCTGTAAAGAGGCCCTAGAACGAAAAGAGAACGCTCAAAACGCGAAAATGGCGCATTTCTGCGCCATTTTTAGAGACTTTTAACGATTTTTAGCACCCCTCCCCGTGGTTTCTAGGGGTAGTCGCCCTCGGGCTCTGGAGGCACCTCAACTACGACGGTGCACACTTGCGAGAAAGGAGAGACGGCGTTGGTTGGGTCTTTCTCCTCGATCTCTTTGCGAGACGCCGTGGGCGTCGGCGGGAGCCCCACACCCCACTTGATGTCTGCCGCTTCCTTCGCGCGCAGCGTCATGCCCCACGTGAGAGCGACGAGGTCGGTGCGGTCTTTGATCGGGCTCATGAGGATCGCACCCAGCTTGAACACCTCCAGAGCGCGGTTGGTGCGCTCTAGCCACGCACGCGACAGCGGCACCGACCGCGTGAACACTAGGGTGACGTCGTTGAGAAGAAGCTGCACGCGGTGATCTCCCACGTCGTACAGAATCTCTTTGGGAGTCACCTCCGCCGTCTTGCGGTGCAGGCGCCTCGCGTTTCGTCGCAGGCTCATCTTCTTCCTCCAAACAGCTTCTTGCTCTTGGCGACAGGAGCTCTGCGCGCAGCCCACCGCGGATCAGGAGTGAGGTTGCGCAGCGGCACGCGGAACGCCGTCGACAGTCGAGATACTAGGCGGTCTGCCTCCAGTGCGTGGGCGAGGGAGGCGGCGCGCGTCACCCAGTTACCGCGCAGTCGGCAGTCTTCGAAGTTGGGCAGCGGTGCGTCGGTGACCATGCGCACCAGGCGGGCCGCGTAGAACACGGAGAAGGCCTGCGTCGCGTGCTTGCGCAGCACCGAGCCGCTCTTAGAGAAGTCGGACGCTCGGCACAGAAACTCTTCGACGGAGCCGGCCTGCGCGACTAGGGGAGCAGCGGTCTTGACGCCCACACCCCTGGCGCCGCCCACGCCGTCTGTGCCGTCGCCCGCTATAGACTGAACGTCGGCGACTAGGTGGGGAGGCACCCCCCAGCGCGCCGTGACGAACGCGGCGTCTATGACTACGCCTCGAACCTTGTCTTTCTTGTACGTCCAGTCGTAGACGGTGACGCGCCCGTCTTCGGTGACGCACTGGTGCGAGTCTTTGTCGGCGGCCACCAGCACCACGCTGCCGTCGAACTGCGCCGCGCACGACGCGAGCACGTCGTCGGCCTCGTAGGGTGCAGAGTCTACGCAGGTTCCTACGCAGGCGGCGAAGTCTCGCATCATGCGCATCTGCGCCAGCTGAGAGTCGTCGAACTCGGCCTTCTCGCGCATGGCCTTGTAGCGCGGGTCGACTAGCGTGCGGAAGCTGGGGCCAGGGCCGTCGAAGGCGAAGACGACGTGCGTGGGGCGAAAGCGCTGTATCGCCGTTATCACGGTGTTGGCGAAGGAGACGGCGGAGCCTGTAACCGTGCCGTCTGACGGGCGCGATAGGTCTGGTGCGCCCGCGATGCTCCTGCGCAGTATGGCCGTCCCGTCGAACGCTAGCAGCTTCTTCATCGAACGACTAGGCCTCGCCAGCCCTTGCCGACGACGGCGCGATCTAGGCTCGACAGCACTTCGTAGTGGTAGTCGTGCACGAAGCTGGGTAGCGGGATGCGATTGCGGCGATTGATGTTCTGCCAGGCGTACAGCGCGCGGCCCGTGCGTCCGTTGCCGTCGGTTAGCGGGTGCAGGTGCTGCCAGGCAGCGTACGTGAAGACGGGGTTCGTGTCGCTGCGCGATATGTCGATGAGCAGGTCGGCGACCTCGCGGTACATGTGGGGACCACCGGCCGGAGCCACGTGGCTCCCAACCGCTACGCCGTCTTTCGCGCCGGCGCGGATACGAGCCGTGGGCTCCACGACCGACAGGAAGCGCAGCATCTCTACCGAGCCCAGGGAGGGGGTGCCGATCAGCTCGTCGAGCGCGTTCACCTCGCGCTCTAGGGCCACGGGGTCGCGGTCGATGCCCTCGATAAAGTTCGAGGCGACGGTGTAGTCGGTGAGCCACTGTTGGGTGGCGTAGCGAGTAGCGCCCATCACTTTCTCTCGTTTCGCGAGTGTCTCCTGTCGCTCGGAGACACTAGTTTCGAGTAGCCGAAACTCCTCTGCCACTCGTAGCCGAGGTACTTCACCGCGAGGTGCGTCCACAGCATATACAGCCCCAGCGCCGTCACCAGCGCTAGGAGGAGCAGGGCAACCACGACGGCCTTGCCGATCACGAACCCCACGAACAGGCGAACGCCGTCTAGCACGCTCACCATAGCCAGCACCCCAGCGTGTAGGCTCCCACGAGGATCGTTATCACGAGGAGACCCACTCCTAGCGGGTCGCTGTGCATCCAGAAAGCTACGCGGTCGGTGATCTTCATCAGCCCCTCCTCAAGTCTAGCGGCGGCCCTGCGGGAATGCGGCCCGCCGCGTCTAGTTCGTACCCGACGGGGTCTATCGGCCCCGACCCGGTGTAGGGCGCTGCTCCTGGCCCCGTCGAGGGGTAGTAGTTGCGCGCGATGCCCAGCGCGTCGCATGCCTCGATTCCTGCGGGCGTCAGCTCTAGGAAGATGCGGCGTCGAACCACCAGGCCCTGGCGCACGAGTTCTTCGGCCTGCGGCAGGGTACCCACCACAGACCCGTTGCGCTTGCGAACCGACGGCGTCTTGCCGACGCGCGCCGTGATCGCTAGGGTGCACTTGGCCGCCAGCGAGATGTACCCGCCGCCGACCGACGTAGAGAACGCGAAGTGCACCTCCTACTTCCTCAGCGCCACAGGCACGAAAGCTAAGAGCTTCATGATTTCTGTTCTCCCTTCTATCACTAAAGCTCGAAGACCTTCGACTTGCGGACGTCGGGGATGCCGTAGTCGCGCTCTGCGCGGACGGGGTCGCGTGCGAACTCGTCGGTCAAGTCTTGGCGCGATATGCTGGGGTTCAGTTCCCACGTGGCGTACTTGTGGATGAGCGAGTCGCAGCTCCACGGCTGAGTGCCCGCCGACCCGATGGCCAGAACGCGAGCCGTCTGGCGCGAGGCCAGCCAGAACAGGCGCTGCGCCCTTTCTCCTAGCCAGAACGCCTCGTCGAGGATCACGACGTCGCCGTCCTGAATGGGGTGCGGCTTGCGGTTGCGACGAGCCGCCTCGATGCTGATCAGCAGCTGATCGGGAGTCTTGTACAGCACCTTGATTCCTCGATCCTCAAGGAACCCGCCGACGACGGCCTTGCCGAACTTGACGGTAGGAGCGACGAAGTACACGCGGGGGCTGGGGGCCTCGCAGAGCACGACCTCGGCCACTAACGACGTCGCCATCGTAGTCTTGCCGCCGCGCTGCCCTCCTTGTAGGAGGAAGGGTCTGCCGCGAGCCCACGACAGTGCGATCTCGTCCTTGATTTCTTGCAGCTTAGGAAACAGCTTCATGGTAGTAGTCTTTCAGTTCTTGCAGGGCATCCACTTCATCGTCTTCGACATGGTGCGTCGCGCCCTGTAGGCGAGCACCCTTGAGCCGTCGATCCCGCGTCCGTATATCTCGCCCCCCTTTATCGGCGGCAGCGCGAGCGCTTTCTCCCTGTCGTACCGCCGACGACGCTTGCCCTCAGAGTGAACGTCGTATGCGACGAACGCCTGTCGAGCGAGCCTGTCGAAGTACGACAGGGCGGGGTCGGGGAACGCAAGCTCGCGCTCGCGGTCCCCGAACGCCCAGAAGATGGTGTTGGCGCCGCCGCGCCCCACCACCAAGGGCTTGCCCAGCACGTCGACGCGCAGCATCCACTCGAACTTCTCGCGGATTTCGGGCGGGTACTGTACCTCGAGGCGAAGCAGCGCGCGTATCTGGCGCGCCACCTGGCCGTAGGGGTTGTACTGGGGTATCTTAGTCACGGTCACGGCAGACCCTCGGGTTAGACGCTATCGGGAACCGAAGCGCGGTCTACGAAGTCGGGTAGGTTGTGCGGCCAGTTCTCCCAGGGGAGCCGCTTCTCTCCGTACGCCACGAGCGCGTCGTGCTCGGCCGCCAGATTGCGACGAGCGGCGTCTTCGTGATCCTGAGGCAACAGGTAGAACAGCTGGGGGCGAAGGAGCATCGACTTGAGGAACGCGACGCGGCCCGCCAAGAACTGATCGTCGGAGAACGCGCTCATCTCGCGGCGGATCAGCACCGAGTTCACCCAGTAGCGATCCGTAGCCAGTTCGTACAGGTCGAGGTCGAGGCACACCGCGACGAAGTGGTCGATGTACGGGGTGTGCTTCGCGTAGTCTGCAGTGCGCAGTATCGCCTCGTAGACGCGGGCCAGGCGACGGGGGGAGGGAGGATCACTCTCTCCGGCGCAGTACACCGCATACTCGTTAGCAGAGTACGCCTCGACCTCCCCCGGTCGCCCCACGCCGTAGACGATGTCGTGGAAGATGCAGAAGCGGGCGACGTCTTGGCTCTGCTCCGCCAACGCTCGCGGCTGGAAGAGGTCGAGGTACGCCTGCCACATGCGCGCGGGGTGTCGCGGCCCGTGGTACCAGCGCTCGACGTTCGTTACTAGCGGCGACGTGCCGTGCACCATCCGGCTCCACGGAGAGAACAGCGGCGTCTCGGCTACGCCGGCCGCTTCTACCACGGGTTTCATCAGCAGAGCCGCCTCGCTGAGCTTCGTTACGAGGTGGGTATCGTCGAGGGACGGCTGCGCCGTTTCTGCGGCGGCACTCATGACGAGACTGCCTCGTGCGCGACTGTTCCGTCGACTAGCACCACCCAGTCGGTGGCGGCCAGGTCGGTCTGGCTGGCGAGCCACGGCACGAGCTTGCCGTCGGCCGTGTACATCACGTAGAACGGGAGGTACCCCGCGAAGTTGGGCGGCAGATTCTCTCTGCACCTCAGCGACCCGCTCCAGTTCTCGCTTACGCGAGAGAGCCACATGCCCTTGCCGTTCCAGCCGGCGCGAGCGACGCGGCCGCCACTCTCTAGTACCTCTTGAGCTTGTCCGAAGTTCATGTCGTTTCTCCTTACTGCTTGAAAGCAACCCACCCTACGAACTGCAGGGCCTGCCAGAAGCGCGTTACGTGAACGAAGCCCGCGTCTCGCAGCATCTCTTCCACCCACGAAGGCTTCGTAGGAACGAGCGACCCCTTGAGCGAGAGGCGCTTGCGCTCGACGTTCTCTGCCGTGTATCCCGAGGCCATCTTGAACGCGTGGTACTGGGCGACGAGGAGCTCCTGCCCCACGACAGTCTCGCCCATAGTCTTCTCCACCACGATGAACATGCCACCCGGCAGCAGCGAGTCGTACACGGCCTGGACCACGCGCTGGCGGCACTCGATCGGGACGAACATGAGCGTCAGGATCGACATCGCCAGGTCGTGCCCTCGGCGCGACGAGTTGACGAGCGTGGGTTCCTCCGACATGTCGCCCTCAACGACCCTCACGTTGTTCGAGTCGGCGAAGCGCTGGTGCAGCACGGTCACCATCGGCTTGCTTATCTCGACGAGGTGGAACCGGCACATCGGGTAGTCGGCGACGAGGTCGGCAACGGCGTCTCCGCGGCTGGCGCCGATGTCTAGCGCGCTCCCAGTGCGCGCGTAGGTGACGCCGCGCATGTGTTCTGGGTCTACCCGGGTGCGCAGGTGATTCGAGGCCAGCGACTGCACCCACTTGCGCATGTTCCGGCAGTCGGGTATTGACGAGGATATCATCATGGAAAATGCGTCTGTGACGTCTTTATCGAACTCCCATTTTCTGTTAGGATCTGCTATGTGGCTATCGCCGTTCGTATTCTGCGGCTTTTCGTCTTGTACCAATTTGCTCATGATAGCTACTCCTTTTTCGATTCTATGCTGGAGACTACTATGAATTTACTACGGCACCTCCGCCAGAAAAATTTTCAAGGGCGACCTCCTGTTCATCGCGTAAGCTCCGCCAGTTCGAGTTCGTGCAGTTCGAACATGGGTTCGCTCAGCACTTCTGAGTAGGCTCCAGTGTAAGCGAATAGCAGAGAGCTGCGCAGAGACGGTCCACCGTTCATCACACGCGTCTGCTCCCGCTGTCGTAGGTGGTCGTTGACGAGATTGGCGGTGAAGGCGTCGTTGGCGAACGACACGAACTTCGACAGCTCTTCTATGTCAGGGCGCCTGCCTAGAACTGCGCTCCCGTTGGCGTAGTAGAAGTCTTCGAGCAGCCGTTGAGGAACGAATAGGTCTATGGATACTTTACTGCTTACTAGTCGCGGGATCGGTATCCCGATCGTCATCGTGGTTCCGCGAAACCCCGTTACGCGTATGCCGTACGCGTCTACGAAGGCCAGCATAGAAGCGAGTAGGCTCGGCCCGTCGTACCACTCACCCGAGATGCATCGCTGGTACAGCGTCATCGCTCTTCCTCCTCGTAGCCAGCCGCCAGCAGCTCTAGCACCTGCTTCTCCCACAGCTGCCGACTAGAGTGGTCGCAGCGCATGTACAGCGCGCCGTCGTGGTACACCGACACGACCCATCTTCCGTATTCGGAGTAGGCGTAGAACGTCTTGCTCGCCTTCTTCACAGCTTGCTCAGCACGTTCTCGCGCAGGGCGCTGGCGACGTAGTAGACGGATAGGGGCACGTGTATGCGACCGAGGCGCTCGAAGCGCTGCTCGTAGTCGCCCAGCAGCTTGAAGTCTTCTGGCATGCCGAAGACGCGCTTCGCCTCGCTGATCTTGTACTTGCGGCGCGTCCCGTCGGGCAGCTCGATGTACGCTCCGCACGAGAAGTCGGCAGTCTCGTAGGTCGTGGCGTCGGACGCCGTGATCGTCTGGCTGGGCTGAGCCGCAGACATGTAGCCGCGACCGCCGCCGAACTTCATCTTAACGGCGTGGGGCACGACGTCTTGCACGGTGATGTAGCGGTTGAGGGGCTTCGGGAACGCGGGCTTGAACCCGCGCTTCACCAAGTCTCTGCGGACGCCCACGAAGATGAGGCGCTTGCGAGCCTGCGGCACGCCCAGCTTGGAGGCGTCGAGCACGCGCGCCTCGACCTCGTACCCGCACTTACGGAGCGACGAGAATATCTCGTTGAGGTAGGGGCGGTTGGCCTGAGCCGTCAGGCCCTCGACGTTCTCGGCGACGAAGACTTTGGGCTGCGTGCCCTTGAGCAGGCGGGCGAACTGGAAGAACAGGTCGTCTACGCGCTGCTTGATGCCCTCCGAGTACAGCACGACGTTCGTCTCGTCTCGCTTGCCCTTCGTGTGCAGCGAAGCCTTCGAGAAAATCTTGCACGGCGGGGAGCCGTCTAGGTAGTCGAGTTCGCCCTTCGCCACGCGGCACTTCTTGAGTACGAACTCGGGCTTCACTTCGCGAATGTCTCTGCGGTCTACGTACGTGCCGGGTGCGTTCGCCGCGTACGTGTCGGCCGCGATGGGCACGAACTCTGACGCGTAGCGCACGTCTCCGCCAGCTAATTTAATACCAACGGATGAGCCTCCACATCCAGAGAACAAACTCGCTGCAACGAAGGTTTTAGGTAACGCATTTATCTCGCGCATTGTAGGAATATCGAGAGCCGTGTATAGCTTCATGTTCGAAACCCTCTTAGGAGCACCTGGGTGTTTTGCGGGAGTGGACAGAGCACGCTTTACATCCCAGCCCCTGTAATAGCGCAGTTTTACTGTGTTGTAGGATACTACGCGTGAGCTGTTTTCCCATAGACGAAACAGCTCTTGTCGACTTCCGCCGACTTCTACCCAAATTATATCACCTCTGTTTTGGGCGTTAATCTTGTGCGTAACCCACCGACAATTATCGGGAGAGTAGTCGCCGTCGTTATTCCTACGATCCAGCTCTAACCCCGGGCGATAACCCTTTCGAGCCCATGTAACAAAGGCAGAGAAACCCTTCTCGGGGTGGGCCCAGGATTTGCACACGCTTACTCTACCCATGTAGCGAGGGTGATCTCTGCACCGTCGCAGCATTCCGTACCATGTGCGATATAATGGATGATCGCCTTTGTTTCGTATCTCAGGTAATCTATAGATCATCCGACGCACCTCACGTCGATGCCGGCCAGCTTCATGCCGACCGAGGCTCCTCCGCAGCCCGAGAACAGGCTGGCGCCGACGAACTTCTTGCGCTTCGCGTTTATCTCGGCCATCGTCGGTATGTCTAGCGCGGTGTAGAGCTTCATTCTCTCATCCTAATCACGTGGACGCCCTCGCGGGCCGTAAAGAAACCGGCAGAGTCGGTGTAGTCTTTGACGAACTTCTCTACCTGAGCGATGAGGTCGGGGCACGACTCCCGCGTGTGGTGCAGGCGGTGCAGGCCGCGCCTGTCTCTGCCCAGCACGGCAACGAGCACGTCGTTCTCGAAGAACCTGACGTCTGCCACCCTGCGCCGTACCGTGATGAACGTCGCCCCGCTCACGGATCACCTAGTCTTTATCGGTCACCGCCGAGATCACGGCGCTCACGAGTTCTTGAAGGTCGACTAGGCCGTCGACCACTACCTCGTCGTCGTCGGGCCGAACTTCGCCCGACGCGGGGCCGCCGACGTATAGGCCCGTGTCGTCTCTCATCTTCTGCAGAGACTCTACGATCTTGGCGCGCACGCGTGCGCGCAGCTCTTCATCGTGCTTCATCGCGATCTCCTACAGCCACCGAATCTTCGGCTCGCCGGTGAACCCCTTGACTATATCGGATAATTTATATCCCTGGCGCAACCTACGCCGTATCTTCTCCGCCGACTTTTTAGGAACCAGCTTACGCTCTATCAAGTCCTCGTACACGTACATAAAGCTGCTCAACTTCCCTCTGTACATTATCCTAACATTTCCTCTCCGATTTCGTTGCTGCTGTCGTCTTGTTGCCCAATAGCAATTATTCGGAGAATATCCTCTCGCGTTGTCCCTTCTCTCTATGGTGAGGCCGGTTCGGTATCGTTCTTCTTTAGGAAGAGAATTATTCCAGTCTACGAACGCGCGAAGATCGTGCCACTTTCTGCATACGCGAATGCCGCGTCCTCCCCAAGAATCGTACCGAAGATAACTTACATCGTAGCAACGTTTCATCATCAACCTGTGACACGTATATAAAGCAGTACCTGCAAGACCGTGCTTTTGAGCACTGCCTCCATATTTTTTACCCAAGGCTCGTGTAGTCTCTAAGCGAATGCATCCGCAAGACCGAGTCTTGCCTGACCGCATTCGGGCTAGAGTTGTAACCGTTTTATTGCCACAGTCACATCGACAAAGGAAGTGGCGACCAGGGGAAGACCGGGAAATCTCTTGCACTACTCGCAATCTGCCAAAACGAGCACCCGTGTTTACTTCTAGTTTCAGAGCCATCTTATCGTGGGCTCCCCCTTAAAATTTTTCACAAACACGAACCACGCCATCGCCATCATGCCGCCCTTCATCTTCTTGCCCGCGTGGTCGAACGCGTGCATCATGGGAAGGCGATACGAGAACACGTACACGTACTTGGGCGGGCACCCGTCGAACAGCTCTCGCTTCCTCTTTACTCCCTCTAGCCACTGAACGCGCAGCAGCAGGTAGAGGCGGCCTCCAGGAGGGAGCAGCGTCATTGCGTGCTGGGCGAACTGCTGGGCGAGGTAGAAAGGTGGGTTGGTGACGATGCACCTGTGCCTCTTGGGTACGCGCTTCGCCGCGAAGAAGTCGATGATCGTGCGCGTGCGCTTGCTCCAGCGGTACACGTCGCTGGTGTACACGCGGTGCCCGTGGCGCTCCATCGCGCGCACCATGTGGTGACGGCCCGCGGCCGGCTCCCATATGCGTAGCGGGAACTCTTCTCTGCCGTCGCGCACCAGGGCGTCGAACGACTCGCGAGGAGACCCGTAGCCGTCGAGTATCTTGGCGCGAGACTGCTTGCTGCGACCCGACCCCACCGTCCGCTTGGCCCACGACTTGTTCAGGGCGCGCTTGCTCATCAGCTCAGCACGCCCATGGGGTCGGTGCCGTAAGGCTTCTCGCTCGTACTCACGTAGTTCTCGCCGTCGAACACGTAGACGGTCCCCGTGATCGGGTGCATCCACTGGTCGCCCTTCTTGGGCTTCACCGCGGCGTACGGACCGACGCGCTTAGTGAACAGGAGCATCAGCGTGTCGAAGCGGGGGACGAGTACGGTACCGCGCTGGCCTCCGCACAGGCGGGCAGCTACGACGGTGGCCTCCTCGAAAGAGTCGGCCCGGTGCACCGTGACGCCCTCCGCCACCTTCGATCCGTAGAGGTAGCGGTCGAACTCGTATGCGACGCGATCTGCCATGACGCTTCTCCTAGTTGACGGTGGCCTTGGGTAGACCAGACTCTTCGAGCTTGCCTACGCGCATGTCGACCACCATAGTCGTGGTAGAAACGATCTGCTGCATGATCCACGCGCGCCTCTCCGCCTCGGGTACCGCGCCGGCCATTCGACCCTCGTACTGCTGCACCAGCGAGTCGATGAACGCTAGGGCGATGGCGGCGAACAGAGACTGCGGGGGCTTGCCCGCGAACGCGCAGGCGTCTCGCATGAACGCGAAGCTGCGGTCGGCCTCCAGCGCTAGCCGCGCGCTGAGCGTGCCGGCTTCCGCCATCATCAAGTCGTCGCCTGCGTCGATTTTCGCAGTGGGCTTGCTGGTCCAGTGATGCCAGTCGGGGCACAGCGCGATGCCAGCCTGCGAGTTCACCACGAGTTGCTTGCCGCACGCAGGGCACGTGTTTACCATGTTGGCCTCGAAGTAAGAGGAACGGGAGAAGCGCGGTAGTCGCGCATCTTGCTAGAGCTACTGCACGCAGGAGCTACTAGGTTTAACTTAGACCACTTCGTGGCCTCGGAGGTGACGTCTTCGGAGGTTAGCTGCTCCGAGCCGCGCATGAGTAGGAGTAGCGCCGCTTCGCGCTGGGCCAGGTCGGCGAACACCCACTTCGCCCCAGTCCCCACGAACTCTATTGCGGGATACCCCTCCTCATCGAAGTAGTGGTTGACGCGAGAGCGCCTTAGCCCCTGCACTACGCTCACGGCGACGGGCTCGTTCTGGTACGTCCAGTCGGCCTTGATGCGAACGGGAGGAAGCGCGCACGATAAGAACTTCACGGTGCACCTCTCAGTCTACGGGGTTGCGGACTAAGTCGCCCGCGATTACGGCGTACACCGTAATGGGCCAGAACATCACAGCCTTGGCTGCCTGACCGGGGCCGTTGAACTGCAGGGTGGGATGCGTGGCGCTGATGCCGGCGACTACGACGACGCCGACGATCACCCAGATGATCAGTAGTCTGACGACGATCATTTCTTCTTCCTCTTCATTCGATTATAGGGGTCGAGCACCTCGTCCTTGATGGTAGACGCGATGGCGTAGACGGCCAGCGGGACGTGCGATCGACCGAGCCGTTCCCACTGCATCTTGAAGTCGCCCGTGAGCACGTAGTCTTCGGGGTACCCGAATATCTTGATCAGCTGCGGGATGGTGAACTTGATCACGTCTCCCGAGTCGTCTTTGTAGTAGCCGCCCGCCGAGAGCTGCGAGTACTCGTTGAACGAGTGCCCGCCCGCGACGATGGTGGGCGCGGGGCGCCGCGCGTCGCCCCACCCGCGCGCTCCCTCCTGCACGAACGCGGCGTCGGGGATCACGTCGCGCAGCGCCAGCACCTTCTTGCCCGGCTTGGGGAACACGGGCCCGCAGACTGCCTTAGACACGTCGGTGCGGACGCCTACGAACACGATGCGTATGCGCCGCTGGGGTACGCCGAGCTTCGAGGCGTCCACCATGCGCGCCTCGACTGCGTAGCCGCAGTCTTTCATCTTCTGCAGTATCTCGAGGAAGAAGCCCTTGCTCACTCCCTCGGCGAGGCCCGTCACGTTCTCGGTGGCGAATACCTTGGGCCTCACGCCCTTGAGGATGCGCAGAAACTCGTCGAACAGGTCGTCTACGCGCTGCTTCACGTTCTCGCTGTACAGCACCGGTGCGTCTGCACGCTTACCTACGCGCGAGAACTTCGCGGCTCCACTATACATCTTGCAGTTGTGAACAGCTAGAGTGTTTGCGGTGTAAGTATCGTCTCCGCCTACAGATATGTTATACACCGTAGTTGCAACGGGCGATGAGGAAACGGCACGAACGCGGACCCATAATATGCGAGATTTCGAGTCGTACTCGAATGCTTTCATACGAGAAATCTTGGGGCAGGTTACAGTGTACCACTGAGGATTAGACGATACTACCCGACCTTCTATTACCGAAGGTCTTCTCGTAGGCCTAACACGCGCGACTCTGTTGGTAGGAACTTTCCTTATCTTGGCAACAGCGAACGCTATCCCCTGTATGAGTTGGTTACTTGTTCCTCTAAAGCCCCAAATCCCTTTGCCCCTTTTGCGCCCGTCAGCGGCAAGGTAGCCGCGTACCACCTCCTTCAACAGGGGTATCGGTAGATTAAGAATGTCTCCCGTAAGACGCTTGTTTGCAGCTCCTCTGCCAAATCGGAGACACCACAGAACCAACTCTTTAGGAGAAGTAATTCCAGAAGCCGCGCTCTGCGCACCTGCGCCTTGTCCCTTAAGAACTACGCGAACTACGCTACCGTAACGCTTAACGCCGTAGTTCCACCCTAGAGCATCGAATCTTTTGGTGATCTGCTTCAGCTCAATACCGCCGTCTAGGCTTGGGTCCTTGCAGCAAATTATGAACCCATAACGGTTCTTTCGGCGTTTCAGTTCTTGATTTATGAACTTGGAAGCGTAGTCTTCGGTGTATCGAAGCCAACCATCACCTAGCCACCTCCCTATGAGGTACCAAAAATTAGGGTTTGACAGAGGCAGAGTATTTATAGTCGTCGCAGTCGTAAACTGCCGAGTGACACGATCAAAGCCAGATCGTTCGACGTATCCGTCGTATGCGGGTACCTCTGCCTTCTTATCGACTACGATGCCGACGTAGTCTCCTTTGCAGACATCCTTAGCTTCTATCCACGCGGGGTCTGCCAGTGCCGTAGGTGACAATCGCTTCTTCACGAAGAAGGGGTGCTCAGGAGTCGAAGATGTATCTTGAGTTCCTACGCAGGCAATCTTTACCATGTCGCCGGCGTATAGCCGAGACATAGTATTATTTACACGGCGAAACCTCGCCTTGTGGGTAAGAACTAAGTCTCCGCACTCCACAAGCTGTATAGGCTTTAGCCCCGTGTTGGTGCGAACGAGAGTTCCTGCCGGGAAGCAGGGGGGTGAAGCGTCGAGGTAGTCGAGTTCGCCCTTCGCCACGCGGCAGTGCTTCAGTATCTCGGACGGCTGCACGGTGCGTATGTCGCGCTCGTCTACGAACGTCGACTTGCTGGCGTTGGCGCGGTAAGTTGCGATGGCGCCGGGGATAAATTCGTTGGCGTAGCGCACGTCGATGCCAGCCAGCTTCATTCCCGTAGACGCGCCTCCCCCGCCGGCGAAGAGGCTGGCTCCGACCAGCGCCTTCGGGAGCTTGTTGATCTTGCGTATCGAGGGTATCGTTAGTGCAGTATATCGCTTCACCGCGCGGTCTCCAGCTGTTCTGTCTTGGCGCGCTTGCGTACTCCGCCGATGACGGTGAACGTGTTAGTCTCTCCGTCCCAGCCTATCGACTGCACGTAGCCGTCGTACCACCCGAGGTGAGTCAGGAAAGCCACGGGCTTGGTCGCCACCGTAGACTTCGAGGGTAGAACAGCCTCCTGTAGTATCCCGTACACGGCCGCAAACTTATGACGATATTTTCCGAGCATAGGGTTCGACTCGTATCGAATCGTCGCGCAGAATTCTTGGACGGCTACTCCGGGATGGTTCCTCGGCAAGGGGAGCACGATGCCGACAGGCTGACGGAGAACTGCGAACTTCGACAGACCGACTGCGAACCAATCTATGATTGCAAACGCAGGGTGGCGCTGGTCGTCGGCGGGGTGTATTATCTCGCTTACCTCCAGCCCCTTGCCTACTATCAGCTCGTCGCCTACGAAAAGGGGTTCCCTCTCGAACGAGTCTACTATCTCGTGATAGCGCAGGATGGGCGGAAGCCACGTGAGACCGTTAGTCGGCGGTAGAGAGAAACTCGGCGACGCAGATTGCGGCTCCGTAGCCTCCACCCAGCGATCAAGTGCAGCGCTGAGGCCGCAGTCGGAGGCCACCGTCAGAACATCGTCGGGGAGGGAAAGCAGCTCGGTCGCGATGGCGACGCCGAAGAGGTCTCCCGCACTCTTGGCCTCTTCGAGGCACGCGGCAAGTGCCTCTCGACCGAAAGAGCATTCGTCTATTCTCAGTGAGAGGCTGGTGCCTAGATCGTGGGCGTCGAGGTAGGCATCGACAGTCTCTCTAAGGAGTTCGGCACGAGCCGCGCAGCTCAGGCCCTTAGCGTCTTCGGTCATCTCCAGTTTCCTTCTCTGTTCTGGACGGTGATCGCCTGAGCCTTGCCCAGCTCGATCTTTCTGTCTCCTGCGTATAGCACGAACGTAGAGTCCGCCAGCGACTTGATCGTGAACGACGTACCCAGCGGTACTGCAGCTGATGACGGCAGCGTTACGCTGAGGGGGCCGGGCCGTATAGCTGTAGCGGGAAGAGCTACGCTAGACAGTAGGGTCGACGCCTCGGTTCCCGCCAAGAACGACCTGCGATCCACCGTGAGCCTTGAGGGCGTTCTCCGCTTCATCGATCTTCTCCTTGAACCTGTCGTGGGCAGCCTTCTCGTCTATCGAGGCCGCCGCTAGGATAGCTGCTGCCCACGCGAGAGTGGGCGATCTTGCGGCGCACTCTCGACCGATCGCTACGCCGCGAACGTGAACCAGCTGCGCTCGGGATATTCCGCCCGTCGGAGCGAAGTGTCCGCTCACCATGCACGAGGGGAACATAGCCGTCTGTAGCTTGTGGCACGCCTCTAGCGAAGACGACAGCTGGGGTACGTTGTAGAAGATGGCTCCCTCGATAAACAGCTTGGGGTGCTTCTCTACGAACTGCTTGAGGTTCAGGCCGCGCGTCGAGTATTTGATACCTCCCACGTTGCCGCTGGCCTGACCCAGGTTGAAGTCGAACCCGCCGAACAGCGCGACGTGTGCCAGCACGTCTAGCTCTCGGTCGGGCTCCGCTGCCTTCTCGAATTTCGTTACCAGTTCACCGATCGTCAACCACATAGCGGTTCTCCAAGATTGTGCGACGCGCTCTACCGCAGCGAAGTCTATGTCTAGTCCCGCAAGTACGGCGGTGTTCTTCACGGCCGCACACGCCGTGACGTCATATTCTCGCAGGAGAACTCGACGTTTACCATACCCGACTCTGTGAACTCGGGACACCTCTCGAGGTACACGTCGTCGAACGTATGCATAGTAGCGAGGTGTCGGACGCGGCGCCACTGGCGCTTCGTCATACCGTGTATCCTCCACCCGCGACTGTGCTTCGCGTACTTGGGAGGAATGCACAGAAGAGTGACGTTCTGCGCCGATACGTTCTCTGTCACTCTCTCGACTGCTCTCCGCCAGTCGGCGAACAGCCTCTCTATCTCAGGTGTGGTGTCGAGCGTCGTCTGCATACTCACTTCGCGTTCTCCATGTCTCCGGCCAGCTGCAGCAGGCTCATGCGCACCGCGTGGTTCACGCCGTCCTTCTTTCCCAGCGCGGCGAACGCCAGCCAGTAGACGAACTCTCGGAGGGCGTTTCGGAGGAAGGCGGCGGGGTGGTTGGGGAACTGTATCAGCACGTAGCGCGAGAACGCGACGAACACATCGTAGGGAACAGAACCGCGAAGGTTGTTGCAGCGCCTGCACGACCACAGCAGGTTCTCGGGGTTGCTCTTTCCTCCGCGGCCCTGCGTCACGACGTGGTCGATCGTAGGCGACAGCTCGCACGCAGGGTCGGGCTCTAGCCGCATCTCACGCTTGCAGTACGGGCACTTCTGGCCAGCGGCGAGGCGCTTCTGAACGCGGTTCGTATCTTCTCGGTAGCGCACGGCTCTCGCCTCTCTGTCTGCTGCGCTACGCTGTGCGGTGAGTAACGCTCCTCCACCACGCGTCGGCGCTCTGCATCTGGTCGTGCATTCTCATCAGCACACCGTCGGGTACGGCGTCTTCTGGAGGGCAAGACGCGTTGCGACTGCGAAGTTCTTCTATCGTCCTGTCGAACACTACGAACTCGGTCTCCGCGCGCAGCACGTAGCTCGTGCACAGGCTCCGATCTATGTTCCAGCGCGTGAGGTGCGTGTTGTGCACGACTACGGTCATGCAGCGCGCGAGGAGGTACGATAGCGCGTGATCGTGCAGCTCGTTGAGTGCAGTCCGCAGCGGGTGTCCGGGATCGTCGCCCACTTCGTCGTGGTAGGCGCGCTTGGAGCCGCAGAGCGTTACACGCAGATCGTCGAGCGACAGGAGGGCGGTGCGCTCGTGAGTCTGCTGGTACAGCCTGGCCCACGTAGTCTTTCCGCTACGCGGGGCGCCGACGGTGAATATCGCCTTGGGCTTGTACATCGCTCGCTCTCTCCTACAGGGTGGTGGTCTTGGTGGTGCCTGCGGTGGTGACGGTGAGCGCGCAGGGGTCGTCGCCCGACATGGCGTTGAGAACGAAGGAGACGGCTCTGGCCTGGCGCTCGGTAAGCGAGGCCTCGATGGTGCCCTGCACGAAGTCACCTACGCACCAGCGGGAGCAATCTTTCCTCCCGCACCAGCAGCGGCGAACCCCATACCGGGCCTCGTACAAGTCGTCTCTCGCCATCGCTCAGCCCTCCAGCAACTTGCGCACGCGCTCGGCGTCCCCGCGCGCTAAGAAGTACGAGTACTTCTGGTTGTTGAGCTTGATCGGCGGCTTGAGGCCAGCGAGCCACTGCTCCGTAGCGTCTACCCACTTGCGCACGTCTTCGCGCTGCATCTCTAGCAGAGTGGGGAGGTAGCCGTGAGAGATCGAGTCGTTGGTGGTGAGCACGTTGAGCACCTTGCGAATGCCCGCGGGTATGCCGTCCTCGACCTTCGTCTCGCGCTTCGGCGGCGGGAGCAGCAGCTGCTTGCCGTTGAGCCACTCCTTGTCGAACGACACGACGAGGAACGGAGAGTCGCTCTCCACAACGCGCACCGAGAAGTCGGCCGACTCGAACGTCGTGTTGGGAAGGCGCTCGATGAACCCCAGGCGCAGTATGGCTACCGACTTGAACTCGGTGACCTCGAACTTGCCGCCCTCGTTGTTGGGCGTCACGCGCATGTGCAGCCCGGTGGGATCGAGGTTGACCGAGTAGCGAGGACCGCGCTCGATGAGCCACCGGGCGAAGTCGTTGCGGAACACGACGCTGGTGCGGACGCGGGGGCTGTTGCCGCCCGTGCGCCCCCACAGCGACCGCGCGGCAGACACGTCTGCCCTGGACGCGGAGCGGACGGCGCGCTCTAGCTCGTCGCCCCACTCGATGCTAGAGAAGTCGATTTCAGAGTCGTCCACGTCGAAACCCCGCGAGTTAGGTGGTGGTCACTTCTTGCCCTTCTTACCCTTGGTCGCAGCCTTCGGCTTGCGCTTCGGGTCGGGCTTGGCCTGCGACTTCGTCTTGCTGACCTTGCCCTTCTTGCCGACGACCTTCGCGTCTTTGTCGACCGAGACGCGCTTCGCGGGCCCCTTGGCGCGCGTGCGGCCGCTGCCCGCCGACGCCTTCGACACCTTCGTAGAGCCCGACCAGCGGTGCCCGCACTTGGGGCAGCAGTGCTCCAGGCTCGCCTCGACGGCGTCAGGGCTAATTACGGCGAACTCGCCGTCCTGGTCTACGCCCTCGGCGGCGCGGCGATTGTTCGACTCGAACATGGCGATAGACTTGCGGTGCATCCACGGGTCGATCGGGACGTCTTCGATAGAGAACTTGCGGTCCTCCAGCTCCTTGAGCACCTTGCCGAGCTTGACGAGGTCGAAGTCGCCGCCCGCCGCGTTGGCCGCGATGTTCGCCGCCTTCTCCGTGTCTGCGTCCCACTTCACCTCGCGGTAGGGGATGCGGATCACCGACGAGTTGCCGTCTCTCTTCACGACCACGTCTACGTAGCCGACGCTGACGGTGCCGTACTTGTCGGAGTAGGGCTTCTTGACGATGCTCGACTTCTTGCCGTGCTTCTTGAAGATCGTCGTGCGCTGGTGCCCGCCGACTAGATTCCCGGTACGGACGTTCATCGTAATACCGGAAAGATCGCCGAACTTCATGTACGACTTGACCATAGCGTCTAGCTGTCGATCCGTTATCGACCTAGGGTTGTAACTCGCGGCTTTCAAGTCCGCCATGGTCTTAGGGCTTATTTTAATTTTCATTTTATTCTCCTGTATGGTCCTACCATGCGAACTACGTTTCTTGCGGTAGAAAAAGAAACGCCGAAGTCGTCTGCTATCCGTAAAAGTCTGCTGCGCTCAGACCCTCTCAATCTTGCGAATAGAGATCGTGCCTTGACCAATTGATCTGAAGACAGTTTGTAAGATCCTGTATTTCGTTTGCGTATCTTCTCTACGTGCTCCGGGGACAGCACTTTACCGCGTTGGCCCGAGCTCATATTTGCTCGCGCTTCTGGCGTATGCTTGTAGCCAGTAAGCGCTGCTCTAATCTTATCGCGGTGCTCTGGAAATACTGTTCTTCCTCTATTGGCATTTCCTATAGATCTGCGAGTATCTGCAGACATTTCTCTTCCGATAAGACCTCTAGATATGGCTCTCTTGTGATCTGCAGATAATTTACGCCCTACTAAGGCTCTGCTCAAGTTCTCTCGCGCTTCGGTAGATAGCGGGCGACCCTTAAGCGATCTAGAGATTCGCAGCGCAACTCTAGGGTCTCTGGATGGGGCTCTAACTTCATTAGTTCTATTGTATTTTGGATCGAGGTCGTCTATCCAATCTTGTTCTAGATCGTGCAGAACGTACGGCTTATGGTAAGCCCTTCTGCTGGTTATAGTCTGTAAGACGTAGTACGTCATGGTGTCGCCATACTTTCTGTAGGCGGCAGTTAGCGCGATATTATAGTGCTTTCCTCGGCGCAGCGCGTGAAAGTGTTCGCTTATTCTACGGACGACGTTAATTGAAGACCCTATGTAGAAACTATCGCTTTGGGCCCACTTGATAAGGTAAACTCCTGCTATCTTCTTACTCATAGGAGCTGCCCTTACCTGTATTCTCTCAGGACCCGCTTTAAGAAGCGAGACGCGCGCCTGACGAACGCGGGGTCGTTGTACTCGCGGCACAGGCCGGAGGGGTGAGGTATCACGACTACGTGCGGTCCCCAGGGCGACTTCGTCCACGTAAGCCACGGCTGCTTCGCGGGTACGCCGAACGCCCGCGCTACCTTGCGCCCGCAGAGGATCAAGTCGTAGTCGCGAAGCAGCGACGAGCAGAGGTTCTGAGCCTGCTGCTCCGCGAACTCTCGCGGCCAGCGCGTAACGCGGTAGGGCACGAGGTTGAACTTGGGCACGCGGCGTATCCACGACGCGCGGTCTAGCCCCGTCATGGCTCTCAGACGATACCCCGCCGAGCTCTTCCTGAGGCTCCATAGCGGGGTCCTTGACGTCGTGTCGCGCGGGCCGGGTGCTTCGCCGACGAAGGCTACGGGCACCGAAGCAGCCCTCGCCTCCGAGCCTGCCGCTTCGTGCAGTCTAGCGGCCACGGTCGCCACGTCGAGCGACGGTGCGACGCTTTGTGCGGCTCGGGGTGCGTATCGTAGAAATGCACCGACGTAACGGCGGTGCTTCTCATGACGATGCGCACCGCTGCAGGCAGTTCGCTGCAGGCCGTCTCCATCAGCGGCTGCGGCTCGGCGTGGCGCGCGTCGGCGGGTTGGCGCGCGGTCCGCCGGGTCCCTGCTCCGCTCCCGAGAAGACGGGCACGACGGCCTTCTTCACGACGACTAGCTGAGAGACGTCGAACGTGACCGCGTCGATCACCTTTCCGTCGTGCAGCTTGCGAGGCTCGACCATGCAGCGGGTGCAGCCGTTGATGTACCGGAACATGCCCGAGCACACTCCTCTGAAACCAGAGATCGTGTCGCGCACCTCGTCGCCGAGTTCTACCCGCTTGCTCTTCGCTGCTACGTCCATGCTCTCTCTCCTTAAACGAAGGTCCAGCTCCACTTGCCGCCCTCGATGCGCACTCGCGAGTCGCACACGAGGCTGGCGCGGCGGAGCGTCGTAGTAGTACCCCAGTCGTCGCGATACGTAACCTGCATGCGGGTTAGCTCGGTGACGCGCCCCGATACGGGGGCTCCGCGCATCGGGGGCTTCTGGAAGATCACCGCGTCGCCTACAGACATGTCGGCGAACTTTACGTCGTTCATCGTCGTTCTCTCTTTTACTCTGACGCCTCAGCGGGCGACTGCGACATAATTGGTCAAGTTCCTCGTGCCACGGCGAACGGGGACCACGACAGGTCGGGCATCCAGGCGTCTGCAGGTCCGTCGTAGTTCACGCGCGACACGAGCACGCGGTCGACGCGGTGCATCCACGAGTCGTACAGCATCGCCCCGCCAGCGATCCATACCGACTTGCAGTAGACGCTCTCGGCGAGGGCGATAAGCGAGGTGCGGGTGTCGTCGCGCGTCGGCACGTAGAGGAACCTGCCGCGAGAGCCGTGAACTCTGCCCATCGAGGGAGCCGTGCGCTTACCGACGACTACGAGGCCGTTCTCGGTGCAGTTCGAGAACCACTCCATGTCGGCCTCGTCGCGCCAGGGCAACTCGCCTTTCAGGCCTATCTGTCCGTGCTTGCCCACGGCGGCTATCAGGCTGATGATCATGTGCCTCTCGTTTCTTCTAGTCGTAACCCCACGACTTGGATATGCGAATCCACTCCTCGTAGCCCGGTTCACCGGGCCGCGTAGAAATCTCGGAGATAGGCGTCCCGAGCGGGCGGTCGCGTGCGTAGGCGGCGTCGGGGTCGGTCGCGATCTTATCCCGCCACTCCCTGTCGACGAAGAACACGTCTACGTCGTCGTCGTGCGGCTCGTACTCGTAGGGTATCGGCAGGTCGCAAGCGTCGCAGTAGTATCCGCCGACGATGCCGCAGGAAGGGTCGTCTTCCTCCAGCGACTCGGAGACGTCTGCGCCGCACTTCGGGCACTTCATGCTTCTTCTCCCCTGTAAGTCATACCGCAACGTCCGCCTTGATCGCCGGCCACGGACGAGTTTTTGGGGTTGACGGACGATGCGATTTATGCTAGAACGTCAGCAAAGGCTAAAGCTGTTAAGCATGCAGGTTACCGACTGCTTACCTTGGTGTTCAACGCACAAGGCGTGAGATACCGTCTCCCTAGTCGTTGGTATACTAAAGATCGACGAGAGGTAGCTAAATTGCTACGGGTGCAGCAATAGTGGGCCACGGAGCGTAGTCTGCGACTAGTACCTTCTCGTGCGTGAAGTCCCAGGGCTTGGCGTTCTCCGAGAGCGCCAGCGACACGCGAGGGCCGCGCCGGGGCGCGCGCGAGAGCTGGGTTCGCACCTGCTCTTCGTGATTCGTGTACACGTGCACGTCTCCGAAAGAGTGCACGAACTCGCCCACGGCGTACTTCGGCCCCGCGCACCGCGCCATTATCATCAGTAGCATGGCGTAGCTGGCGATGTTGAAGGGGACGCCCAGGAACACGTCGGCTGACAATATGTTCAAGACGGTTCGCTAAGCCGTCTCCGTTCTCTTTCGAGAACTGCTGTACGTTGCCGCACAGATCAGACTATATCACGATCCCGAAGGGACCCTCTGCATTTCGAGCCGCTTGGCCCTACTCTACTCCCTGTTCCTGATAGGAACGGTTTCGATAGTCGTTAGGCATTTATTCGTCCAGATAGCGGTAAGAAGCATACTTGGCGCTACGCGCCTTTATACGGTAAAGTACCGTGGCGGAGACAACATTGAGGTATCTAGCGGCATCGGCGACGCTATCAAAGCGCTGCTTACCTACTTTGACGGGACGAAGATTGGTGGGGCGGTGCCCAATTTTCTTCTGACGTATGCGCTCTTTGGTTTCTGCACTATGATGCTTACCGAAGAACCCGTTTAGTTTCCCGACTCGCTCTTGCGCGACCTTAGATAGTCTGGCGCGAGTTTCTGCAGACCGTACCGATCCCGCAGCATACGAGTTACCTTTGTTTGCTCTACTCATCATCGCAAGAGATTTACGAGAGTGCTTCTTGCCGTACATTCCGTTCTGTGCACCAGGACGTCTATGCATTGCTGCACGCTCTTCTGGTGAAAGTTTGGCGTTAACGGCGCGAGCAGCAGCGCTGCGCTTCGCGATGATTTTCTGCTTCTCGGGATGATTACCCGTCGTGTCTCCGTACGCGATTGATAAGCTGCTGTTAAGCAACCTATTGCGTATTTTCGACGATGAAAGGTATCGCCCCTCTAACGCACGACAGCGTTCTAGCGAATCACGGCGCAAGACTTTTATCTTGAACCCTTCACCAGCGCATCTATTCCACAGACGTTGAAGGCGTATGCAGTGGTGTGCACCACTTCTAAGTGCTCGCCAATGACGGTCAAACCTAAGATGCGGTTTACCTGTGCTGCCGACGTAGAATTTGCCACTACCGACGTGTTCTATTATGTAAGTCACGGCCATCGTGCTTCTCCCCTATAGGAGAAGTTTACTTTGAACGCGAATCCTAAAAGCACGTCTGGACGAAGTTTAGCACGGGATTGGGTCGGTGACCGTTCCCCGTTTAGCAGAGTTTGCTTCACCGATTACTCAGTGGAGGCGCTCATTATTCGAACGCTGGTAGAGATGCAGATCGATGTAGAACTGCGGAGCATCTCCTAGGTCAGCCGGGTATTCCGTAGACGACTGCGGCCCCGATACCGCGTCGCCCGCGTCGGGTAAGACTCGACCCCGAGCGCGTAGTAAGGTTATCTTCTCTTGTACCGAAAGAGGCCTGCAGTTAAACTGAAACAGGCAGTGGCAGGGCGTCAGCGCCATCTTTGGGTTGTCGGCGGGGTTCCACGCCGTGACGACGTTGCGACGAGAGTAGGGGTCGTTCTTGAGGAGGTCGAGCGCCAGCGCGATCTGGTCGATGGGTTCATCCCTGCAAATTGAACTAACGACACCGCGTGGGTCTTCTTCACATACTTCGTGCGCCCACTCACGCCACTGCTTGCCGTAGACGGGACCCAGATCGCCCTTCTCGTCTGCCCACTCGTCCCAGATGGTGCATCTGCGCTCTTGCAGGTACTGGACGTTCGTGTGGCCGCGAAGCATCCACTCAAGCTCCACCATGATGGCGTGCGTGAACAGCTTCTTCGTCGTCAGGAGAGGGAACTCTCTGCCGACGTCGAACCGAAGCTGGGCGCCGAACAGAGACGTCGTTCCGACTCCCGTCCGGTCGCGCTTGCGAACTCCCTTCGTCATGATCGTCTCGAGGAGATCGAGGTACTGCTGCTCGTATCCGTTTGCCATGACGCGTCCTCCTCAGTCTTCTACCGACGACTTCTTAACCTTAGACTTTTTCCTCGGCACGTCGTCATCGTCGTCATCGTCGTCGAGGTCGAAGTCGGCGTCATCTTCGTCGGGGTCGCTCTCGGAGTAGGGCATCACGGCCTTGTTGACGATGCCGAGTACGGTCGAAGTGGAGCGCCGCAGCGCCTCCCTAGCGTGCAGCGGAGGCTGCTTGCCGAACACGAAGTAGCCGATGCGGGTGAACCCGCGTAGCTCGGAGCTCGAAGCGGCGACTAGCACTTGATCCTTTATACTGGTCTTGGGATTGTTCAGGAAATAGGCGACCAGCTCGTCTCGGTGACTGGCGCAGTCGACGAATACCGTGTAGTACAGGACCACGTTATGAGCCAACCGCGGCTTCACGAGGCGCGCAATGTCTGCGGCGTATTCGCGCGCTCGAATCATGTCTACGAACTTCGGGTGCGCCGAGATCGGCGCGGTGGACGGATGCTGCCGGACACCTCGCTGGGGCAGCGTCTTCTCTTCTGCGAGCGTTACGAAGCTGTTGCGGAACACGTTCATGTCGGCTACGGATGTAGAGCTGCTCGATCCAGCGGGAGCGGTGAATTTTACCCCGACGAAGTGAAGCTGCTGCGAGACGAAGGCGAGAGTAGTCGCACGCAGTTTGTCGTCGGAGCTCTCTACCGTGATCTTGATGTTGGTCATGGTTCTCTCTCCTATCGGGCAGACATGCCCAGGGCGTTTACGTGAGCCGTCGCGGCGCCCGACAGCAGCAGGTCGGCGAAGCGCGCCGCGGCGAACTCTAAGTCTAGCAGCGACCCCGAGTTAGCGACGCTCCAGTCGTAGCAGACTTCGGAGCCGTCGATGCGATCCGAGTCGTTCGACGGCTCGGGGTGGTCGTAGCCGGGGCGAGACAGCCACAGCGTAGAGAACGTCGAACGCGGGAGCATACACTCGACCTGCGAGCGCAGCTTCTCGATGGTGTGCCCCTCGCGAGCGTGCACGAAGGCGATGCCGCGAGTAGCGTGATCCCCCGTGCGCCGCAGCGTCGTCTTCGTCTTGAAGTCGGAGTGACGCTCCAGCTCCTCTCCGAGCACCGACAGGAGGCGCCGATCCTCCGGGCGCTTCTGCGTAACGTCTACGTCTACGTGCGCGAGCAGCTCGCGCACGGGGTCGATGGTGGAGAACGTGCCCACAGGGATCATCCACCGCGCCTCGCAGTACTTGGCGACGAGCGCGCAGAACTCGTCTTTGCCGGCGCGCGGCTTGCCGTTCACCACGACTACGTGGCCTACAGTTCGCTGCTCGCGCGTGATGTAGAAACCTGCGTAGTCTAGAACCTCGCGCACTCCTGCGAACAGCTTCGACAGGTCGCCGTCGTTAAGTATCTCGGCGTCGGCGTCGATCTCTAGCGCCCCGCGCTCGCTCTCGTGCAGGGCGCCGTCTAGGGTGCGCTTTCCGTCGTAGCCTGGACGCGTGATGCGAACGATGAACAGGCCGCGACTCTTGAGGTAGGCGGCTTCGCGCGGGTAGCGCAGGCTCTCGTTTACGACGGGTATCGTCTCGGGGAACTTATCGAGAACGAGGCGCTGCGCGAGCATGGGGTCTCCGCAGTCTAGGAGGAATCCGTTGCCTTGCGCCTGCAGTAGCTTGACCGCAGATAGCTCTGGCGCGAGAGGCAACGGAGCGTCTTTCTTCGCCCCGTACACGTAGTCGTGCAGCTCGGGTACCGACACGCCCAGCCGCAGCAGCATGGGTGCGATGCACTCCCCCAGCACGTCTTTGACGTGCACGCGCTGAGCGTCGAGCAGAGCGCAGGCGTAAGACGTAGCCTCGCTCTTGCCTACGCCGCCGAACCCCGCGAACGCTACCCCGCGATATTTCGCCATCAGTCTCTCCTGGTGTTGGCGATGACGTATGCAGCCACCTCGGGCTCCATCAGCATCGAGATTAGAGTGTCACGGGCGCCGCGCAAGAAATTATCGTCGTGCGCGTCGCGGTCGTAGGCAGAAGCGTCGAGCACGAACTCGACGTGGTGCACGCGGCCAGCGAATATCTGCTCGCGTGCCCACGACGATCCCTGCCACTGATCCGCCTTGCTGCAGAAGTGCGGGTCGCGCAGCTTCTTCGCTAGGCGTAGCGTCCTTCTCAGGTTCCTAAGCACGGCTGCTCCTACATCTTGGGAAGAACGACGCCCACCTGGTCCTGATACTTACCTCCGCGGTCGGCGTAGTTCGTGCGGCAGGGCGGTCCGCGGAAGAAGAGGAACTGACAGATGCCCTCGTCAGGGTAGACGAGCATGGGGATCGGCAGCGCGTTCGTAAACTCTAGCGTGACGAAGTCGCGCCACGCAGGCTCTAGCGGCGTCACGTTGACGATGAGCCCCGAGCGCGCGTAGGTAGACTTGCCGACGCAGAGCCCGAGCACGTCGGGCGGCATCGAGAAGTGCTCCACGGTGCGCCCGAGCACGTAACCGCGCGGCGGGATCACGAACGGCTTACCTGCCGTAGCCTCCATCGAGACGAACGCGTCGTCGGGCGGGTTCTTCGGGTCCATGACCGCGCACTTGAGGTCGGTGAACACCTTGAACTCGCGAGCCAGCCGCGCGTCGTATCCGTAGCTGGAGGCGCCGTAGGACACGAGCCTCTCGGCGTCGCAGACCTTTACCTGCTCCGGGGTGAAGGGAGATATGAACGACTCGCCTAGTCGGCACAAGTCTACGTCGGATAGCAGCACGAGTCAGCTCCTCTTAACGAAGCGCGACGCAGACCCGTCGCCCTTGCCTGTAAACCGCACGTAGCTCTTGCCGCGAACGGGATCACCCAGTGCGCGGGCGCAGGCTCGGCACGTGAACGAGTCGGTAGATTCTGTCGGGTTGCCGCAGACGTAGCGCGAGCGATCTCGGAGATAGTTGCTGTACTTGACGCGATACGGCGACTCGGTAGACAGGCACTCGGGGTCGAGGTCCCACAGCGGGGTACGGCACACGTTCGTGCGCACCCCCGCCTGCATTATCGCCTTGGCCTTGAAGAAGTTGACGGCGTTCGGGAACTTCTTGCGGAGACGAGCGAGTCGCGCCGCGTCTTCTCCGGGAACCTCGACCAAGTACTCTACGTCTTCGGTCGAGTCGAACTCTAGGGCGCGCACCTCCGCTGCGGAAGGGACGCGATCTCGAACGGGGCGGTGTGCGTCTACCCGAGCCGAGGCCGCGCTTACGCTGCGAGCGGGGGCAAGAGGATGAGGCGCAGAAGAGTGCTTAGGAACCGAGGGCGCGGAGGCCTCGGCATTCTCCGGTGCTTTCGCTACGGGCTCGGGCGCCTTGACCTCGACGGGCTCAGACGCTTCAACCACCGCAGGCTTCGGCTCGGGTTCTTTCTCCGCAACGGGTTCAGTAGATGGTGCGGGAACTGGAAGCGCCTTCGGCTTCACCGCGACCTTCTTCGGAGCGGGAGGATTCGGAGCGGCTCTAGGACGCGGAGACGTAGCGTACAGCGTCTTCTCGGTGAGACGAGCGAGGTACCGCGTCTGCACCTTAGAGCAGTCTACGGCGGCGACTTCTTCGAGGACGGGGTTCCCGAAGTGCCCGCCTTCGGTGGCGGGCAGTCCGCCGTGCGTGATGCCCTCCTTGATGCAGAACTCTACCAGTGCGTGAGCCGAGAACTGGTCGGCGTGGCTAGAAGGAACGATCACTACGCGCTCTCTGTGCACGAAGCCGCGAACGGTACCGCGCGTGAGCCCGAACGCAAGCTCGGCGGCCACTGCGCCGTAGCGCTCGCACACGAAGCGAACCAGCTTGTGCGACGCAGAGTCTCTCCAGTCTATCGCTTTCACTTTGCTACCTCTTGCTCTTGCGCGTAAGCAGCTTCTCGGCCTTCGCCGCGTACTTGTCGCGCACCTTAGACAGCGCCTTCGCGAAATCTTTGGGGTGGTGTCGCCACGACGCGTACATGTCTAGCGCGCGGCGCGAGTTCTTGATGTTGAGAGGCGTCTCGAGGAGCTTCTCGAAGTGCGTGTCTATCCCGGCGTTTTGGTAGTTACGATGATTACGGTGCCCCACGTACTTCATCACCTCGGGGTACGCACCCACGAGGTGGTGCTTCTGCCGAGGCTTGTGCAGCTGGTTCCAGTCGAACGGGAGGAGCAGGTCGTACAGCTCGCGCTCTAGGTAGGGATTTACTCCTACCTTCCCGAAGTGCCGCTCGGCCTGCAGGTTCATCCACAGGTTAGCGGGGTTGTAGTCTCGCGACAGCGCGTCTATGCCGCCCTCGTGCAGCTTGGCGAACGACCCCGATCGGAGCTCGTCGAATACGCCCTTGTCGTCGCGCGCCCCCAGCTTCTGGGCTTTGCGGTTCGGCATGTAGTGGTTGTCTGCCGCGAGGCCCGACACGACGAACTTCTCTTCGATGCTCGCGTAGGAGAACAGGAGAGGCCAGAGGCACTCGTAGTTGCGCTTGAGGCGACAGGCGAACTCGTCGTGCATCATCGGCACGAGGCCCGCCACGGCGTAGAGGTCGGTGGGAAGCTCTATCAGCTCCCACTTCCACCCCATCACCTTGGCGGTGTGCTCGGCCCACTTGTCGTCGAAGCCGGGCTGCCCTGCCATTCGGAAGGTGTACGCGTGCACCTCGTGACCCGCGCGCGTGGCCGCTATGCCCGCCAGCGCCGAGTCGATGCCCCCCGACAGCAAGAGAGCGACGCGCTTGCTCTTCTTGCCCAGCTTCTCGCGCATGTGGCGCTCGAACAGGTCGCGTATCTTGGCTCCGACAGAGAGCGAAGACTTGCACAGCTTGAGGTCCATCGACGCCATTATTCGGGCACCTCCGCCGCGCGCGTTCGCACCTCTACCGAGCGGCTCACCATGCGCTCGATGAGGTGGTAGAACGTGTCGGGTCGATTGGGGTCGATCACCGACACGTCGTAGCTGAGCTGCGATACCTCGTCGCGCACCCCGGCCATGACGAGGTCGTAGTCTTCGGGAGGCACGTTCGCCATGTTCACGCTCACGGCGTAGGGAGCGACGCCGCGATTGACGCGCCGCGCCAGCTGCAGGTTCAGGTCGATCTCTGCAGCCATCGGGACGACTCGGAGGGCGGTGCCTAGCTGCAGCCGACGGGTCGGGTCGATGCAGTACACGAGGGCGTCGGGCTGGCTGCCGTAGAGTAGAGCGAGGCTCGGGGGAGCCCAGCCGGGGTGGAAGAGGCTGGCCTGCCCCTCGATCACGTACCAGAAGCCCGCGTCTTCGGCGGGAGGCGTGAGCCACGCCGCGGCGCCCGAGGCGAAGTCGGCCTCGGTAGAGTCGATCACGATCGACCTGTCTTCGGCGCCTGCGATAAGCGCGCCCGTCTGTCCGGTGGGTGCGAACTTGTGAGCGATGCCGCGCCGCTTTAGCTCGGCACACAGGGCGAGCGACGTGTACTTCTTACCGACGCAGCCGTCGTGACCGATAGTGAGCAGGCGCAGACCCGAGCGCTTCTCGCCGCGACACAGGGGGTACTGCGTGTCGTGGTGGCGATAGTCTACGAGGCGACAGCCCGATGCCTCCGCCAGCTTGGCGTACTGGGGGTGAGACTTGATGCGCTCGTGCGTTCCGGTGGCTACGTCGATGCCGCTGCCCGAACTGATCCAGTTGGCCACCGTCTCGTACCACGCCGGCGATAGCTTGCTGCCGCGCGCGACGCAGCAGATCACGAACGTCTTGGCTCCCAGTATGACGCCTTCCTGCACGGTAGATATGCGGGGGAGGTTGCCCATCGCGTGCGTCACGGTGCACTCGGGTTCCGCGTAGAACCCCGTGCACCACTCGGGGCGCCACTTGAGCAGGCCGGTCGCCGTCTTTATCTCGTCGAGCGTGGTCGAGTCTCCCAGGTACAGGATGTAGGGAGGGGTGCACTCGTGCGGGAGCATCATAGTATCGTCCTCTCAGAAAGTCTTCGCCGACATGAACTTCGTGTCGGAGACGTTGCGGTGGTTGCCCGCGGCGTTCTGCTCCGCCAGCAGCTTCACGGCCGACACGGCGCGCGACATAGAGACGGCGTCGTTGGGGTCGAACGCTCGCGGCACGAAATCTTTACTGCCGATGCTTCCGCGAAAGCAGCCGGCTACGACGTCGTACTTTGCCATGACGGCGGCAGTCTCGTGGAGCGGAACGTGGGAGAGGTTCACCGAAATGCCGAGGAGCCTCGCGTGCGGGTTGACGCGCCGCGCGAACTGCAGATTCGACTCTATATCGAACACGGGGTCGACAACCTCGTAGTCGAGGCCGCGCAGCTTCGTGCGCGGGGGATCGACGCACATCACCAAGAAATCGGGCTGGCTGCCGTAGATGAGCGAGACGACTAGCTGCCCACTGCCGGGACTCCACAGGCAGCCCTGCCCTTCCACCACGTCGACGTGGTCGGGCGCCGCGGCCGGGCACAGCCACTCGACGGCTCCCGTCAGAAAGTCGGACACGACGGTGTCCACCACGACGCTGCGCTCGCCCTCCGCGATAAGCGCGCCAGTCTGGCCGGTGGGCCGGAACGAGGCGTCTACGCCGGCGTTGACGAGCGCGCGAGTGAGCGCGACGGACGTGTACTTCTTGCCGATGTTGCAGTCTTGGCCGACGACCATGACGCGGATGCCGGGGCGCGGGACGCCCTTGCCGATCTTGTACTCTTTGGGCGTGTACCTAAAGTCGTGAAGCTGGGTGCCCGTGTTCATCGAATAGTGGACGAGGGTGGCGTCGTCGGACAGCCTGTCGTGCATCCCGCTCGCGACGTCGAGGCCGGCGGTCATGGCCAGGCGGAAGGCCTTCTTCCAGGGAGCGGGCAGCGTGTCTCCCGTGTTGGTGACGACGCCGACCACGAGTGTCTTGGCGCCGTACTTCTCGACCGCCTCGTTGAGCGTCTCGGCGCGCGGGACTCCCGCGGACACGGTGCAGCCCGGCAGGCCGTACTCGCACGCCACGCGATCCGGAGCCCACTCTACGAGGCCCGACGCCGTCTTGATCGCCTTGGGGTCGGTGGCGTCTGCCAGGAACAGGCAGTAGGGAGCCTCGATTCGCGTACCGTCGTTATTCATCGGGTTTCTCCGCCAGAAAAAAGCAGAGGTGCGGTAGCAGCCTCTGCTGTGATTTTACTCATCTTCGCGCGGGGGCGGCTCCACCCCCAGTATGCGTGCCAGTGCCTCGCGCGCCCGAAATACGCGGCTCTTTACCGTTCCTTCGGGTACGCCGGCCAGTTCGGATACCTCCGCGTAGCTGAGACGATCTACGGCGATCATCAGCAGCGTCTCGCGATGGTCGTAGGGTAGCTGCGCAAGTGCGTCGTACAGCTCCGACAGCTCGGCCGTGTGGTGCTGGCTGGGGTGCTGCACGAGCGACAGGGCGGCCGCCTCGTCTACGTCTTCTATCTCGCGGTGGTACTTGCGATACCGCGACAGGAAAGTGTTGCGCAGCACCGTAGAGAGCCACGCCGGCAAGTTGGTGCCGTCGAACAGGTGCCGCTTCGTAAGCGCCTTGAGCAGCGTCTCTTGAACCAGGTCCTCCGCGTCGCGTCCGCCAGACAGCTTGATCGCGAGGCGCTTCAGAAACTTGCGCTGCGCTAGGAGCTGGCGGGCGAAGTCTTCTGCTTCTCGGCCAGCTTCCTCGATAGCCATCTGATGCGATCCTTGGCGATTGTGGTTGTGTGTATGTCTGGAGCCATGAACACTGCGTTGGCGACCTCGTCGTCGGACAGGTTGCCGCCGATCAGCTCGCTCCTCTCGCAGTCGTAGCGAGAGTCGTGGGGGTCGGGTTCGTTCCTCGCGGCCCACCTAGACGGCGGCGCGGCCCGGAGCACGTCGCTCAGTACGTGCGAGAACTCTGCGTCGGATATCGTGCGGCCCGCTTCGGTTACCACCCCGCCGCGCACGGCTGCTACTCTGAGGGAGGCGCGAATTATCTCTAACGCCTCTTCGGTGATGCAGTATATACCGATGCTCATTGCTTCTCTTCCTTTACTCTAAGTTGTCGGGCTTCTCTATGCGAGGACCCCAGGTGAAGTTCTTTACCCACTGCGTGGGAGGAACGCCAGGAACCGCCACGCCGAGACTCTCGTCGCCTTCGCCGTTGTTGTCGAATACCTCGACGATCTCCCACTGCTCAGATACCCAGTCTTCGGTGGCCGGCATCTCGGAGGGCGTCACCAGCTTCGCCCAGTAGTATCCTTCCTCCGACGGGGCAGCGTACACGGCAGGAGGGTCGGCGACGCTGCACGACTCTAGCTTGCCCAAGATCGACGCTTCCCTGTTCGTGATTCCGCACTTGGAGCACATCTGCTCCCCGTGACCCAGTGTAGATTTCGTCCAGCTGTGCTTAGCCATCTTAGTTCTCCTGAGAGAAGACGAAGCGCACCGCACCGCGCTTCTTGGGGTCGTCACCGGCGTACAGCACGAAGCAGTCGCCGTCTGCGGTCCACATCGTGCCCACTCGCCGGCGTCGTGCGCTGGGCGCGGTGCGCTTCGCGGGAGCGGCGTCGGGTATAGCGTCGGGCACCACCGCGCTCGTCTTGCGCCCGGCGTCTAGTGCGTTGCTGCGGAACTTGTCGCCGCCTAGAAACTGGAGCGAGCCCTTGTTGTACGCGGGACCTACCTGCGAGTGCTTGTAAGCCAGGTCGAACTTCGCGGCCGCGTCTCCGCACGCCTTGCAGCATGAGAGGCCGGCACGCTCCCGCGCGTGCTCAACGGACTCGGGGCAGAAGCAGCACTTCATGGGCTACCCTCCTTCGGCTTTGGGAGATAGAGACGTGGCGCCCGCGGTGCCGCGGGCGAGTATCTGCTGTGTCCAGCCCCGTTCTACCATCACGACCGCGTCGTTCAGCATCAAGAGTTCGTAGTTCACTGCGTCGCTCCGTCTCTAGCATGCGAGTTGGGGAGGAGAGTCGCGCGAACGGCTCTCCTCCCCAAGTTGTTGGTGGCCCCGGCAGGAATCGAACCTGCGACCTTCTCGGTGTAAACGAGCCGCTCGTACCGCTGAGCTACGGGGCCGAAGCGTCGCCGATCTTTACTCGGCCGCGGCGAGCGACGGGCCGTCGAGGCCCTCCAGTTCCTTGAGGATGTCTTCTTCCGACATCGTGCCGATCTTGGCGTCGCGGCGGGCCTCCAGCTCCTTGAGCAGGCGCTGGCGCTTTTCGCGATTCTCGGCGGCCTTCTACTACCAGCCTCGTATATTTCATGTTGCACTTAGAGTACTCTCCTCCGACCAGAATCGCGTTGCTGATTCGGCAGTTGTCGTAGAAGCCGTACGGCAGCAGAATGGCTTCGTGCCACGACAGGTTGAGATTGCTAAATCTGCCGCGAGACGCCGACTGCAGCTTACGCACGACCAAGTCGGTCGTAACCTCGAGATTCAGGTCTCCCAGCGGGATGCGCCAGTCTTTGGCTACACCCTCCGGAAATCTGGGGACGATAAGGAACTTACGCTTCTCGGTGAGGTGGATGTGCATGGCCTACGTCTTCTTCTTTTTTCTGGGAAGGAGCTCCGCGATCGCGGCGCCGACGGCTTCGGGCAGGTCGCGTGCGACCTTCAGGTCGAATCCGAGACGGGCCTTCGTCCGCACCCACCCGACCTTCTTCGTCTTCATCCACCGCTGCAGCACGAACTGCTCAGTGCCAGTGAAGTCGGAAATCTCGGCGCGCAGGTGCTGCACGTCGCTCAGCTTCAGCACGAGGAGCCCCTCAGGGCGGCTCTTGGTGCCCGCGTCGGCAGACGCGCGCAGCGCCTTCTTGGCTACGCGCCGCGGACTCTCGTCTACCTCCTCCTGCACCGTCTTGCGCTTTTTCTTTACCATCGCAGTGTTCTCCTGTCGAAGTGTGATCGAAGTAACTCGTCCTACCAGTCTGCTCCCTTGCAGACGAGGTAGGCGTTCTTGTTGGCCGACGAAGATACGACGATACGCGCGCCGATCGGGTCTTCGCGGTTGTAGGTGCAGATCAGCTCGACTAGCTTGTAGAGCAGCGCGTGGGTAACGGGCAGGCGATACACCTCGCCGGCGTCGTTCTTCACGTCTAGGTGCGTAGGCTTCACGTCGTGGTCGGGAACGTAGCCCACCACCTCTACCGTCTGCTCGTCGTGACGCGAGAACGGCAGGCGCGGTACCTTCGCGTACGGGTTGGTAGCCACCGAAGTCTCCTTGGCTTAGAGGGCGGGGCGGATAACTTCTCCGCCCCGGTGCGGATCAGCTCGCCTGGCGGACGGGGAAGGGCGACGTCTCCGACTTGCTCGCCTTCTTGCCGAACGCCTTGGCGGCCTTGGCGACGGGCTTCGACCCCATGACGAGTTCGGTGTCCACCCGATGCTTCGTCAAGAACTTGTGGGCGCGAGCGCCCATGCTCCCGGCCTTGGTGATCGCGTCGGCCTGCTTCTTCTCGGCCTTGGCGAGGATGCGGTCGCGTGCCTTCGCGGCGGCGATGATCGAGGCCAGCTGGTCGCGGCCGAGGGTGGGGATCAGCTCGCGGAACGGCGCCTGGAAGTGGTTGAGCAGGTTCATCGCCTCGCGGTACTTCTTTGCGGCTTTCATAGGTTCTCTCCTCTTGGCGCGGGATGCGCACCGAGCTTCGACCAACTACGGTCGCAGCTCGCTGAACAACCTTCGTCTTCTCACCTTTACTCGTGCGGCGGAGCGTCGTATTGCCCGCCGCACGCATGCGATGCGCTAGGTAACCGTCCGTTTCCAGTTGGTTCCGTAGCCTCGATACCCGTCGTCTTCTGGCGCAGCAGCCTTGCGGAGCGCGGTAGCGCGGCTCTCTAGGCACCCCGCGCTACCCGGCTCGAACGTGCGACACACTGCGGGGCGAGTGTCGTATATCCTGCACGACACCGACTTGCATACGACGCCGGCGAGCGCCTTGCATCGGCCGCCCAGGTACTTGTCCATCTGGCGCACGCCGTCCCGCACGTCTTGCTCCGTGTACGGCATCGAGTAGCGGATAGAGCGCGTGCGCCACCGCGGCGTCGAGTCGTACACGTTAACCGAGACGGGGCCCGCCTCTACGCAGCAGGCGCCGCATGACTGGCAGTCTAGCTGCTCGCGCATCACGACTTCTCCTTGCCCATGCGGAGCACGATCTCGGCGCGAAGCTTGCTCTCGGCCTTCTCGTACTGCTGGCGCTCGGCGAGGTCGCCGCTGCAGGCTCCGCGCGTCGCCGCTTATCGCAACGTCCTTTGGGTCGACGAGCACGCGGACGTTGCCTCCGTTGGCGGTCGTGACCTCGTACACTTCTAGCATCGAAGTACCTCCTCTTACGAAGATTTGCGAAAGAAGGCTCCCGAGAACACCTCTTTCTCGCTCGTAGACATGCGCACCGTGACGTGCTGCGTGTGTCCCATGCTCTTGTGGTTCGACCACCCCGCCCCGGTGACGTACAGCGGCGCGTCGCGCACTTCGAGAACGCGGAAAGGCCCGTCGCCGTAGCGACGGCGACCGCCCGTGATCGTTGCAAAATTGTCGTCTCGCCACACGACGAGGTCTCCCACTTCGTGCCTGTCGGTCGCTACCCGACCCAACTTGATCGACTGCTTCACCTCGCTACTCCCTCAAACTTCTCGACCGCCTTCGACCGAGCGTGCAGGTGGCACACGGCTATAGGCCCGCGCATCTGGCACGCTCGCTTGGGGCAGCGGTGGTCTACTTTCATCCACTCGAACACGTAGTATGGCTTTCCCTTCACGAGGGCTTCGCACCGAGCGTCGCCGGGCGCCACGCTTTCTGGCCCGCGGTGGTTGGTCACTTCGACCTCCTCATCAGCTGGAAGAGGATGCGGTCGGCGGGCACGCTCGACGAGTGCTCGGCGTCGAGGTACGACGACACCCACTTCATCGCGGCGATGCGCTCCTCCGACGTGGTGCCCTGCACGAACAGCGCGCGGTCTACGCGGAGCAGCTCCTTGAGCAGGGCCAGGTTCTCCGAGCGCTGGCTCGTCTCCTCCTCGAAACGCTGTTCGTCGTCTACAGCCGCCTTGAGTTCGGAGATGCGCAGCGCGGCCTCCTGCAGGGGCGTCATGGACTCGCCTCCGCATCGAGTTCGGACTGGCGATGGGCTTCTAGCCGCGCCTTGTACGCGGGGCTTATCCAGATCTGCTTGAAGACCTCGGCGCGGAAGATGCGGGCGCCGGTGGGGTCGTAGTTGTTAAGCAGACCCGGGGTGGTCCACCAGTAGGGCCCTGCGGGCACGACGTCGCCGACGGCGATGAGGTCGACGGGAGTCGTCGCGTTGCCGCTATAGGGATTTACGCACCCTGGTCCGTGGAGCTGCACCGTAGCCGCGACGAAGCGGTCGACCTCGTCGCGGTGGATGAGATACTCGCGCGGGGTGATGCCGTCACGAGACGAGACCTGCACGATCTGGTATTCGGAAATGTCGGCCACGGCTAGGCTCCTTCGATTCGAGAAGACACGTAGACGGCGAGCAGCCTGTCGAGCTGCCTGCTGTCGAACTTGACGAGCGAGATCGCGTCCCGCTCGCCGTGGTTGGCGCGCACGTAGTCGTGCAAGACGGACACGCTGACGGGGCCCGCGAATGTGTTCGCGTCGCAGGCGTCGTCGAGGATCGAGAATAGCCGGAACTTGCCCGACAGCTTGTCGAGGTTGTGCGTCTCTTCGCAGCCGGCGTTGTTGCCGTCGGCGTCGATGAGGTACGCGGAGCTCTGCCCGTCCCGAGACACGAACGACCGAATCACGAAGTCGTTCGGCGGGCACGCTTTCGTGTCGACGTCTTCTTGCGAGAATCGGAAGACGCTCTCCTCGCGATAGGCGACCCGGTCGCCCAGAGAGAACCCGTCTAGCGAACGGACGGGGTCGACGGGGATGCGCGACGGAAGTTTCTGCTTGCTCTTGGTAGCCATAGTCTTCTCTCCTCAGTAGGGCACGTAGCCGTAACGCTTGTAGAAGTACGCGTCGGTGCAGACGCGACGGACACGGGCTCTCAGAACCCGCATGCTGTTCACGCCGGCGGCGTGGAGTGCCCGACGGCGGGCGTGGCGCAGGCGCTTCCCTTCGCCGCGAGCGACGAGGTCGTGGCACTCGCCGGGCGCGCCCCACGCGTCTACGTCGTCGTGCATGTCGCGCTCGATGCGCTCGGCGCTCACGAGTATCGAGATTGCTTTTCCGAGTTGGGTCATCGAAGTATTCCTCAGTAGGTGGCTACGATGCGGGCGGCGGCTGCGTTCACCGCCATGTACCCGTGCTTGCGCTTGAGAGCCGCGTGCTCGCGCGCGAACCTCTTGTCGATGCAGGTGAGCACCTGCTCCGCGACGCAGTCGGCGTCGTCGCGGCCCTCAACCATGTCGGTCGCGACCGACTGGGAGAGGTTGTTTATCCAGCCCGCGAATGCAGGCGAGAACGTCACGTCGTTAGCGCGCAGCTTCGCGATCTTCTCCTTGAGGAAGAACGGCAGCTCGCCGCGTCCGCGCTTGGCGTAGCACTCGCGAGAGGCGTAGAACTCGACGGCGAACTGCTCGCCGCATTCGAGGGACACGTAGTCTCGTCCCTGCATGCCGTGTTCCGTGAACTGCAGGCTGGCGACGGCATCAGCCGAGAAGCCCGCCTCGACGAGGCGCTCGCGGAACTGCGCGAGCCAGGCGACGTCGGCGTAGATCAGGCCGTGCTTGTCGACGTCCCACTGTCGACGGGGGAACACGGCCGACAGGCCGAAGTTCGGATCGAACCCCGCCTCGAAGTCTCCTTCGAGTTCGAGCTTGGTGATCGTTACGGGTCGCGCGTGGTTGCTCCACATACCGTTACCCGAAGTGCGGGTGGTGCAGTCGCGGAGAAGCAGCGTGTGGTTCGTGTAGGGCATCGAAGTACCTCTCTGTAGAGAGCGGTGGCGGAGAGTCTCCCCGCCACCGCAGGTTGGCGTCAGGCGCTGCGAGCCATCGAAGTCTCACGCGCACGATTGGGGTCGACCGCGACGACGTAGTGGCCGGCTTCGTTCACCGTGACGGTGAAGTCTTCGGTCAGCCACGCGCCGTCGGGGCGGTTCGACCAGAGTTCGTTCGGCCGGCTGCCGCGATTGAGATTGGCGCGTCGCACCGCCGTCACCAGAGCGCCGCGCTCGCTCATCGCGATCGGGATCGTGAAGTCGCTGCGGAGGCTGTCCGCCGTAGCGCTCGTGTCGTTCTCGTCGGCGAACAGCACGAACTTGCCGCCCTCGCGAATGCGCTTGTCGCGCTGGTAGCGCACCGCGCGTGCGGCCTGCATCTCGAATGCCTGCGCGCTGACCTGCCGGCGCGGCCGATCTTCGCGGATGTGGTCAAGGCCTGGCGCCGCGGGCGGCGAGAACTTGAGAACGCCCTCGACCTCGCCGGCCCGCAGACGGCGAGCGGTTGCGGCGGCGTGCTCGACCGCGGCCGACAGGCACTGGAGGAGAGTGAACTGCGGGTCGTTCGACGTGCCCACCGTCGCGTCTGCCTTCTCGCGCGACGGCGCGAGCACGAACTCTGCGTAGTTTCCGCGGGCGTCGCCGACGCAGAGGCGCAGGTGGCCGTTCTCGGTGACGGCGACGAGCTGCGAGCCGTCGGCGGCAGCGAAGTGGAGGTCGGCTTCTTTTCCGAAAGTGAACATGGTACTTCTCCGAATGTGATCGCTCTGCGATCGGGTGAAAAGATCGAAATGCAGAGGGCGCGTGCGCCCTCTGGTAGTCAGCGCTGCTCGGCGAAGCGAGCTTCGAGGGCGGCGACCCGCCGTTCGAGTTCGTCGAACTGCGAACCCGATTTCTCCTTCGCCGCGAGGTCGGCGGCGGGGTAGTTGTCGAGGGCGAAGTCCATCAGGCGCGTAGACAGCACCCCTATGCGCTCTTGCCGCTGGGCCGCGAGTTCGCGTATGCGCTCGTGGACCTCTCTAGATATCTGGACCACCACGATGCGGCCGGCCTGCTGCCTGCCGCGGTACTGCTTCTGGCGCACGTCGTTCTCCTTCAGGTGAGGTCGATCTGCCAGTCGGACAGCTGCTTGCCGTCGGTGGGCACGAACGTGCGGCCCTGGTAGGTGCCCGCGAAGACTCCGTAGTTGTCGAGCGAGTCGTACACGTCGATACGCACGCGCTTCTCGCCCGGGCAGGGCACGAACTCGATAAACTTCTGCCGAGCGTAGTCCCACACGCCGACTTGCGTCTTGCTCATCGCTTCGATCATCGAAATGCTCCTTGAAAGTCCGTCGAAATGCGGTGACGACGAATCGCCCCCGGCGAGCGAATCGCTCGCGTCTCTAGTATAGCACCGTTCTAGCCCCCTGTAAAGGCGAGGGAGAACGAAAGGCGAACGGCTAAGAATGCCCCGTTTTTGTAGTATTTCTAGCGTATCTGGGCCGGGTAAGCGCAACTCTGGGCTTGAGGCCTTCCCGTATGCGGCGAAGGAAGGTGTCGTAGGTAACTCCCATACCCAGAGCACCCGAAGATTCGTACATCTCGTACAAATCTGTGGCCAACAGGCGTCGGCCTTTATAAGTAACCAAGAGATAAGGACTACGACCTCCAGAGAAAGATTTAGGATCTCTTGGTCGCTTCGGTCGCTGGTTATTAGCTTGCTCCAGAGCAGTAGCCCACCGACAATTATTCGGAGAGTAGTCGCCATCGTTGTCGATACGATCCAAGCTCTTGCCTGCAGACCAGCGCGTCTTTTGAGGAAGCGATTCTTCCCAGTTTATAAACTCTGCAACCGATCTTCGCCACGACTTGCAGACCCTAATTCCGCGGCCGCCGTAATCTGCGTACCGAGGATGCTTATCATTATAGCATCGCCGGATCATATCTTTCCATACGGTGTACAGGCGGTGCTTACTCAGTCCGTGTCGGTTATACGCTCGGTCAGATCCGGTGATCCTACAAGCATGGGCACGCATTTTTCCTTTTCTTATATGAGGTAGAAGGTACTCGTCAGTAAACCCACATCGACATCGGCAACGGAACCTTCGCTTGATCGACCCCTTTGGAGAAACGTAGTGTGAAAGTTCTTGCAAGACTATAATATCACCAAAGCGATCCCCGGGTTGAACTTCGAAGCGCATATGACACCGCCCTTGCTAGAGAACGAAATATATTTACTCGTCCTAAGAAGACGCGAAAATGCTCGGGGTTGAGCGCCCCGAGCACGACGTCTTCTGCGATAGCCGCGAGGGTGAAGCGCCTCAGCGCGCCACGGCGCCCACCGAGCCCTTGGCCGCCACCCCGATGCCCTTCGCGACGGTGAGCGAGCTGCCGCCGCCTGTTACGGTGGCCACCGCGCCGATGCCCCCGACGGCCTTACGGCCCACCTCACCCTGCGTGAGTAGCTCGATTATCTCGGGGAGCTGGGCACCGGCGTGAGCCAGCACGCCCGTGCGGAACACGTCGTCGTTGCCTACCGCCGGCTTGTCTACCGTCTTGCCGGGAACGTCTACGACGCGTATGCTCTGGCGAATGAACTGAGACACGGGGCAGTCGTCGAACGCCGACTCTTCGGGACCCTCGACGTGCAGAATCTCTTTCACCTTCTTCTCGGGCTTCGGGAGCACGAGCTGCTCGTGGATCAGGTCGTCGCGCCACGCCTGAAACTCTCCGTACGTCAGGCGATGGTTGAAGTGCTCCGTGTCGGCGTCCTCCGACAGCTTCTCTACGATAGTCTCCTGCTGCCACCGATCCGAGATCGTGACGACTACGTTCATGCGCTTGGCTAGCGGCAGCAGCACCTTCTCGTACACGCGGGTGAACGACACGGGCTTGTTGTGCCGCGGGCGCACCTCCACGAAGGCGTCGTAGGCCAGGCGCCCCTCCGAGTCGATGTGCGCGACGCACACCGCGAAGGCGTTCTTGTGCTTGCCGGCGTCGAGCGCCATGATCTTCGGGACCGAGTCGTCTTCCCACCTGAACTTGAGCTTCGCCGACACCGAGATGCCGCGCAGCTTCTTGGCCTCCTTCTTCGACTTGGGTCGAACGACTACGGTACGCTGGGCGACGGCGTTGCGCAGCGTGCGATCGATGCACCGCTTGAACGGGTCTAGGCCGTTGACGAACGACGCGGCGGAGTAGGGCGGGCGGCAGCCGTAGTCGCGCCAGGCGGTAGCCGGATCGAGCGCGAACTCGTCGGCCAAGTCTTCGAACGTGATGTCGGGGTTGGCTTCCCAGGTCGGGCGCATCATGGCGTAGGTGCTGCCCTGGCGCTCCGCGGCGTTGTAGAGCTGCATCTGCGGATCGCTCACCTCCCAGGGGGACGAGATCGACACGGCGATGGCGGGCGGCACGTTGACGACGCCCTTCTTGCGCAGGCGGCGCACGGCGGGTCGCACGGTCGACAGCGAGCGGGTGAGAGCACGCCAAACCTCGAGGCCCGATATGTTCACCTTGTCGGTGCTCTCGGAGAAGTGGCCCATTTCGTCTACGCCCGCGAACACGCGAGTTCGGCCGCGGAGGTTACGGCGAGAGGGAGACGACGGCGAGAGCCACAGGGCCGGGGGCTTGTAGAAGACGAAGCCGTCTTTGATGCGGTACAGCTCATCTTCGCCCAGGCGCCGAGCGGCGTCGTCTAGGATCGAGTGGTAGCAGTTGTGTACGTTGATACCACCCGCATAAAAGTTATGGTGATCTCGAACCTCTATATCAAAAACTCGCGCTTCTCCTACGAGAGTCTTTCTCGATAGACGGGCGACGGATACGCTGCTTCCGTCCTTCAATTTTACTAGAGACATCTCTGCGCGTTCCATCTCTGTTCATGACTAGAAACATGAAGCGAAAACCGGCGCGCTTTGCCGCGCGCCGCTTTGTTCTATTAAGCTCGTAGGAACACTTGTACGTGTACCAACTCTTGACTTCGATTAGCAGCCGTGTTTTTTGGCTAATCGCAAGGTTTCTAGTATCCGCTGCCTACGGTGAGTCGGTGTCAGTTTCATTTTCGATGACTACCATCATATCTTCATTTACACTAGAAATTGGTAGCCATACAAGCTCGCCTCCAACTACACAGCGAACTTTATGATCCTCAGTTAATCGCAACTTATGTCCGCTAGACAGCTCCATCTCCACTATACGTCTGAGACCGTTATCGAATACACCGTCCACTGTCGAATCTCCCTCAAGTGTGCGAACGCGCTCGCCGCATCGGACGTTCTGTATAGATCGCAAGGAGCCGTCGGCCATGCGAACTTGTTCACCTTCTGCTATACACTTGAACCAGGGGGCCTCCGACATCGTCGTCATGAACGGGTCCCACACGGCCTGCTTGACGCCCGTGTAGGTGAGGCCGATCATGTTCATGTGCAGGATCGTGCCCGCCTTGATTCCGTAGAACGCGCTGGGGTTCTTGAGCTTGATCAGGGTGTGCGTGTGGTACGACCAGATGAACCCCAGGCCCGACGAGTTGTGCACGACCGCGCCGTTAGCGACGAAGCGATGCACGTCTTCGACCTCTATGTCGTACACCTGCTCACGCCCGGCGGGCGCCTTAGATACGACCTCGTCGTAGTCTACTTCGGCGCGAGCGCAGGCGCGCAGGCGCTGCACGGCCAAGAAGCGTAGGAAGGCATCCTTCGGCTGCAGCTTCTCGTAGGCGTCGGCGCACGCGTCTGCGTCCGAGCGCGTGAGCTCTCCGGCCATGCAGATGTTGCGATACTCGGAGGCGGTGCGCAGCGTGCTGGGGTCGTGCCACTGGTCTACTACCTCGACCGTCTGCAGCGTGTTATACAGCGACTCGCACGTGGCCCTGCTCAGCACCGACTCGTAGTCGGACGGGGCGTTGCGGATCACGTACTCGACGCGAGGGTCGGGGATGCCGAACTGGTCCGCGTAGCGCGCCGCCCACGGCGACGACAGCACGAGGCGGTCTACGGCGCGGCGCACGATCACGTTCTTCGTAAGCAGGAACTGCTGCAGGGCGGACGCGACGCGGTAGTCTCGCGTCTTGAGCACTAGGTCTGTGCCCGACACCGAGTACTCGGTGACCATCGACTGGACGGTGGATCGCGCCGCCTCCTGCGTGAGGCGCGTGAGCGCACAGGCCAGCGTCTTCTCTTTGCGGTCTACAGGAGGGAGAGACGTCTCGATGCCCCAGGGCAGAGAAGACGCGCAGATCATCACCGACCTAGCGTTTCTCGCCTCGACCCACCCTCCGGGCCCCAGTACCTTGTGGTCGGGAGTCAGCTTGAGCACGATGCCGCGCTTGGTGCGTAGTTCGATCACGGGCTTGGTGCCCGACGCCACCTTACCGAGCACGCGGTGCGCGCGTCCCTCGACCACTACGAAGTCGCCGGCCTCTACCTCGCGTATGGGTACGAGGCCGCGCTCGGTGGCGACGAGCGTGGAGCCCGACATGCACTTGCCGCTGTTGTGATTGAGCAGGCCGTTGGCCATGAACTTGTGGTGCTCGGGCACGCAGAAGTCGTAGGTCTTGCGTGCCTTCTTGCTGACGGCAGTCTTCTTAACTACCGTCCAGTAGCAGTTGCTCTGCAGGTACACGTCGTGGAACGCTAGCAGGTCTGCCCGGAGAGGAGGCGACAAGTCGTACCAGCGAGAAGACGCGCGCAGCTTATTCCAGTAGCGTCGTAGACGGCTGCGGGACAGGCATACGTTTTCCGACTCGAGGCGACGCCAGTCTGCTACCTCGTAGCGGAACCTCACCCAGCCGTTCGTGTAGCCGCGGGTTCCTACAGACTCGTACTTCGACCACTCTGCATCTATGCGGGCTACCAGTTCGAGGTACGCGCGCTTTATCTCCTCCGGGTACCGATCGTACCAGTAGGGCACGTCACTCTCGCGACTGACGAAGCGCTCGACGGCGCGACGCAGCGCCGCCCGTTTGCGCTCCGAGAAGAAACCTACCCTCTCCTCGAACGCGACTAGTGCGGGTCCGCTGATACCGAGCGACCAGTAGGGCTTGGAGACTTGAGCGGGCGTGCCGTTGGTGGCCCACGACATGCGCTTGCGAATGTTCGTGACGATGCCCATGTTGGCGAGCACCACCTTGATCTGCATCACTAGCTTCTTGCTGAGTGAGGCATATCCTACGCCGCGCTTACCCGCGTAGCCGTCTCCCTCGAACAGCGCCTGCAGAAACGCCGCGACTACGTGCTCCGGGCTCTCTAGTACGGAGCGCGGTATAACCTTGTCGGCACTCTTGCGCCACAGCCCGTCCACTAGCTTGTCGACTCTAGCGTAGAGCAGCTTGTCCTTCGAGCCTACGCAGCGCTTGAGGCCAAGAGAGGGATCGACGCCTCCTCGTGCGCGCTCGACGATCTCTGCACCCGGAGACAGGCTGACCATCTCGGCGCGACAGAGCGCACGCACTTCGTCGTCGTAGTTGGTGACGTGTACAGACTTCTTGCTACCAGACCCTTCCGACACCCAGAAGCCCAAGAACCGGGCGCGATCAGGCGTCAGCTTCCTATCCGACCCCCACACGCGTTGGCCGTAGTATACGGGAACGACGTCTCCCGCACGAACGTCTCTCAGCTTCTTCCAGCCGGAGTGCATCATGATAGGGTGGTCGCCCGTTCCCGTTATCTCTAGTCCGCCGCGTACGGTGACGCGGTGAACGCGCTCTGGCTTAGAAACCCAGATGCGCGATACCCTAAGGGTATTGCCGTTCTCGCCGATAACAGACAGCGAATGCTTCCTACCGCGACGGAAAAAGGGCCCCTCGTGCCACCCCGGAGCAAGTCCGCGAGCCCAGTCGGATATGCGAGTGATGCCGCGCGTGGTGGTTACCAGCGTGTCTCCCGTCACGCACCGCTGGCCCACGGTACCCACATACGAGTTGTAATCTTTCTCGACGCCCTCGTTTATGTAGTCGAGGCGCGTCTTCTTGCACTTCGGACAGACGCCGCGACGGCGCAGAGACATGCGCTCGGGTATCTCGCGCACGTCGCAATCGTGCGGTATCTCGGTGTACCACCGCTTGTCGGTGCACTTCGGGTTAGGGCACACGTCGTTGAAGAGGTGGAGGCCCACCTCCAGCTGCCACGGGTAGGGCGGCGGGCTGGCGGCGAGGTACTTCTCGCCGACGCACCACTGGTAGTAGTTCGGAGCGAGCGGGAGGTCGCGGTCGTCGATGTTGTACGTGTCCGACAGCACCGTCTCCGACGATACTAGCTCGCGCATCATCTTGCGGAAGGCGCGGCTCGAGGCGTCTAGCTTCTTCGAGTCTTCTTCGAACACGAAGAACGTGCATGCGAAGCGCTTGCTCTTGCGCGAGTCTCTGCACTTGTCGCGCAGCTCGCACTTGCCGCAGTTAGTCTCGGCCGTCGCGTCTACGGGCGACCCCCTGCCTTCGTGATTGCTCATGCGAAATCCCTAGCGAAGTCGGGGATAGACCCCACCGCGGGCTTCTCGGTAGGCCACGGCTGGAACAGCGTGGGGACGCACGCTTCCCTGAAACGAGACTCGTCGTTGTGCACCTCCTTCGAGTAGTCGAGGTCGGTGCTGTAGACTAGCCCGTCGCGAACGTCGGTGACGAGGCAGAGCGTACGGGCGTGCAGGAGGTCGGGCTCCCACGCGAAGATGCTGCCGGGCACGATCGGGCCGCGGTAGGGACGCTTGCAGCTAATCAGCAGCGCCGACGGAATCGGAGGAAGAACTCTACTCATCGATGCGGACCCTAGTTTCGGTTACGCGCTTCGGCGGCGGGAAAGACCTCTTCACCTCACGCGATATGACGCGCTCTAGGTCTGCCACGCGGTCGTCGCGTGTGGGGACCTTCACGGGGTGCGAGGTGGGAGAGGGAGCGCCGTCGCGCGTGGGTACGAGGCGGGCGACGATGCGCGACACTAGCTCGCGACGAGACTTCGCGCTGGCCGTCGACCTGCGAGTGAGCGACTCGGCGATTTCTACCTGCAGTACCTCGAGTGCGGAGGCCTGTACGCGGCCGGCGTCGACCGACACTCCAGACATGCCGAACGCGTTCTCTAGGGCGGCGTTAACGTCGCTCACGGCCTGTGCGGTTGCGACGGCGCGAAGCACCGACTCTAGCACGTCTTGGTATACGTGCTCGACGTGCTTCTCGTACTTCGCGAGGGCTTTCTTGTTGCGGAGAGCGGTGCGAGCGTCTACCGCTGCGGGCTTCTCACGCAGCAGAACCCGGCCCCGGCGTGAGCGCAGGGCCAGCTCTTGCAGCTTCAGTTGGTCCTTGGGACCAAGTCGTATGCGCTTCGCCACAGACTTACATCTGGAACGAGGCGTCGGCGTCGCGTCCGCGCGGCGGGCGGCTCTTGCCGCCGCTGCCCTTGTCGCCCTTCTTGGTGGCTTCACCCTTGCCTCCCTTCTTGGCCGTAGCCATCGCCATGAGTTCTGCCGGCAGGTCGCCCATCTTCATGCGCGAGAAGTCTACCTGCAGCGGGAAGTCGAAAGCCTCCAGCTGTCGAGCCTTCGGCTGCGAGATAGTGGCGATGCCGCTCTCACGCGACTCTTGCGTCGTGATCCACTGCCACATGAGCGCGGCGTGCTCCTGCATCGCGCGCGAGTACTTGATGATGCCGTCGCTCGATAGCTGCGCGAGGATGGTGACGACGTTGTCGTTAGCGCTCGCGTAGCGCGCCGCGTAGCGCACGGCAGCTCCCAGCTTGCGCCACTGGTCCTCGCCGTCCATGTTCTTGAGCAGTCCGATGTAGTCGATGGTGGTGTTGTCGTACCCGTACGGCTTGAGCAGCGTGAGGATGTCTTCCATCGACACGTCGTCTTCGGGCGACAGTACGGTGAGGCGCCCGCCGTTGCGGCGCACCTTCTTGTGGAAGTCGAGCCACGTCTGCAGGATCGACTTCTTCTCCGAGTTCGACAGCTGCTTCGCGTGGTTGATCTTCGACAGCGGCATCTCGGTCAGGGCGGCGAGCATGCGGCGAACGACGTGCTCGCGAGACATCTCTAGCGAGACGACTGCGCACTTGGCTCCGATGCGAGACTGGTTGATCGCCAGCGTGTTGGCTAAGAGACTCTTGCCGCCGCCGGTGTTGGCGGCCACGATGAACGCCGAGCCTCTCGGCAGGCCTTGATTGCGAGAGTCGAAAGCGCGGATGCCCGTGGGTATGAACTCGAAGTCTTTGCCCACGAGCAGCTTCTGGATGAATCCCTTGTCGAACTTGTCGTCGCCGACGTGTACCATCTGCTCCGTCATGTCGGACGAAGCGCGCGACTTGGTCAAGAAATCGGCCACGCGCTCGGTGAGTTCTTCGAGGTCGACGCGCTCTCCCTTGAGAACCTTGGCGATGTGGGTAGAGGCGCCGAACAGCACGCGAGCGCGGCGGTAGTCGTCTAGCTTCTCGACTAGGCGGCGCGCCACCTTCTTGTTAGCTACCGCGTCCACGTCGAACTCGCGCAGCTCGTCGCGCGAGTCTTGCGATATGGCCATATCTTCGAGGAGGTCGGACCACTCGGGTATGCTGCCCGACTTGCGCAGCCTCGTCTGCATTCGCCGAAACGCCTCGTTCGTAGAGTCGAGCGAGAAGTGGTCGGGCGTCAGGCGCGGCAGAATCCAGCTGGCGATGCGCGAGTCGCCCGTCGTGATGCTCTTGAGGGCCAAGGACTCCAAGTTGACCGAATACAACCTCATTGATAACTCCGGCTACGGTAAGGTTGGAAAAGAGCTGCCTTAAGGGACGAGCCTTTTCTGAGACGACAATATACTATGCGAGCCGTGACACCCTCTGGAATCTCTCTCGATTCGAATAGATGCTCGTACAGGTCTACTAGAACCCAGTTCCTGCCCTTGTATTTGACACGAACTGTAGTGCGCTGATTTCGATTCTGACGCGTGCGGGTAGTCCAGCAGCAATTGCTTGGGCAGTACCCCTTATCGTTGTCTATGCGCTCTATCGTCTTGCCTCTGCTGAACCTACTCCGTGGTGGAAGCCCGACGTTCCAGTCTACGAAGGACGAAAGATCGTGCCACTTCTTGCATACCGTTATTCCCCTACCTCCATAGTTGCCGTAGTTAGAGTTGGAGGTATCGTAGCACCTTTTCATCATGTCGTAGTGCACGTGATATAGAGGAGCCGTCTTTCGATCGCTGAGGAAACCGTGTCTCAGGTTGCACTTAAGAGACTTGCGTATCTCTGTGGCGAGGCATCCGCAAGAAGAGCTCCTTCCGGATCGTAGGCCCGTCATCCAAACAACGCTCTTGTTGCCGCAGTCGCATCTACATTCGAACTTACGAATATAAGAAGGAGATTCTACCTCTCTCAGTACAGTAAGTCTCCCGTACCTATCACCGCGGCTCACCTGTACGCGCATGTAGCAGCCCCGTTTGTAGAATACAGCCTCACTGCGATCCTCTTTCTGTCAGGTTCATACCTGCTGCGAACGAGCGCGGCGGCGCACGTACACTACGCGGCTGGGTCGGCGGTACAACCTGCTGGCGGCGAACTCTAGCGGATCGACGCCGTCGACGATGAGCACGCGGGGGATGTTCGAGTACATGTGGAGCAGGTCTACCACCTTCTCGATCTTGTCGGGCGTCGAGTTCTCGGCGACGTTCGATATGACGAGCAGCCCAACACGGCCCAGGCTGGTGCGCCAGGGCTCGTCGTCGCGGAGCTTGTCCCAGCGCCCTCCGTACACGGGCCACCACAGCGGTCGGTCTGAGCCCGAGAGGGAGGCGAGCATGGCGGACTGCATCACCGCCAGAGCCGCGATGCGAGCCCGCGCGTCTTCTCCCGCCGAGCCGATCACCATGAGCCACGATCCGTAGCCGGGACGCTCGATAGACTTGCGCAGGTACGCGAGCTGCATCCTAGGCATAATAGGCTTGTAGCCCTCGGCGTTAGCCGACGACAAGTCGCTCTCGCTGATCACCATCCGGTTTCTCATGAGGTAGCGCGGGGCACCGCGCGCCGTCATCAGGCCGAGCAGCTCGAGCGGCTTGCCGAGGTTGATCTTCTGTTCCCTGTTCATGCGAGCTTAGCCTCCGGAAGAGTCTTTACTCTCTTGGCTGCACGGGTAACGACGAGTCGATGTCGGATAGAGAAAGCAGCTTCGACAGATATCGCTCGCGGTCGTCGGCAGTCATATCCAGCGAAGAGCTGCGCGTCGTGAACGCGGCCGCGAAGCAGTCGTCCCTGTATACGTGGAGTACTCCTTTCGAGTCGCGAACTATCCAGTCGCCTGGTTCCGCACGAAGTATACCGCCGTGAACAGACACGTCCCATACAGCGTAGTCGCGTCCGCGTTCTGCAGCTATCGCTACGCTGCCTTTGATGATCAAGTTGGATAGCCACTGCGGGCAGTCGCTGAAAGGTACGCCGTCGAACGACTTACCGTTAAAGTCTGTAGCCTTGACGCGAACGGCGTCTACTGCGGCATCCCTTTGAATGAAGGTGGTCATGGTGTCTCCTTAGAATCGCTGGATGCCCTTGGTGCCCGGACTCCACACCGTACGCTTCTTCTCTTTGCCGTATTTGTTGCGGCCGAACGCCGCCTTGACCCCCGCGTCTTTCTCGTCGTACAGCTTGGGGTGCGTCGCTATGTACTGCATGCGCTCTAGCTGCTGGCGAGACGCGGTGTACGTTCGGTTCTCGATGAAGTTCGACCCGTCGAGGCCCGCTCGGTAGCCGTACAGCTTCTCCTTGAACACGGCGGCGAAGCAGTAGACGCTGGCCGACACCGAGTCTATTACGAGGCGCGCCACGGGCTGCGGCTTGTCGCCGATGCGCGCCTTGAGCTTCGCGTCGTACGGCGTGCACACGCGGTTGATCAGCTGCCACGTGAGCATCGCGTTCGAGGTGGGGATGACACCGACGTAGACGTGCGTCCAGCGAGCGACGTCGAGGCCGTGCTGGACCATGCGAACGTTTGCGATCACGACGCGAGCCTTGCCCGCGCGTATCTGGCTGAGTACGGCTCCCGTGTCCGTCTTGCCGTAGTAGGCCACGGCCATGTCGCGGGGCCAGCTCTCGTTCTTGTGCTGGCGGCAGTACTCGGCCTGCTGGTTCACCATCTTGACGAGTTCGTGCACCTGCGACACTCGCACGACGGGAACCACGACGCACGCCTTGTCGTCGGAGCGCAGGTCTCTGAAAATCTGGCGCATCAGAATCTTGTTGCGCTCGGGCGAGTTCGACAGGAAGGAGACGATGCCGTTCCACGACTTGTAGTTGCGAGGAGCGTGCACGCCCGTCTCGAACAGCTCTAGGCGAGGGAGCGTCGACACGCTCTTGCCCTTGGCGACGATCTTGCCGACGATGGTCGCGGTGACGGCCTCCAGGCAGTTGTGCGTTAGCACGAGAGAAGAACTGCCCTCGTCGGCAACAAAGTAGTTTGAGTTTTCTCTCACCGTCAAGTCTATGCTGATGGAGGGCTCTATCTGACGAATGCCTGTCACTCTTACGGTCATTAGCATCTGCCTATTTGTATTAGAGTAATCGGTCTTTACTATGAAGGGTAGCAGTCATGGGCAAGTACGGAAGAAGCGGTAGAACGCACGAAGACTTTATTCGTGACCTGGGTGAGCTTAAGCCTAACATAGAAGTGACGTCACGCTACAAGTCTTACCGCAAGCCCGTAGAAGTTAGGTGTAAAGTAGACGGAACACGATGGAAGGCGACGCCGCGTCTTTTAATGTACAGGACCAAGGGAGCGTGTCCTACGTGCAGGGCACGCAGGATTGCAAGAACGCTACGGATAAAAGGGCAGCAGAAAATAGATGCAAAGATAGCTGCTAAGTTCGGCGGAAGAATAAGAAGGGTAGGTCCTTACATAGACGCGCTGACTCCCACTAGGTTCGTGTGTGACGAAGGACACGACATACTGAGAGGACCGAAGTTCGTACTAGGCACTGCCTCCGGCTGTGAGATTTGCGGAAAGCGAAAGGGAGGATTAAAGACTAGGAAGTCTATCGACGCCGTCATCGAATCTCTTGAGGGTAGGAACATAGACTACGTTTCTGGCTACAAAATGAGAACTGCAAAGTGCAAATTCAGGTGCCGTGTATGCAAAAATACGTGGAAGACATTTCCGTACTCAATAATTAAGGGTTATGGATGCCCACACTGCGCGGCAGCACTTACAAAGAACACGGTAACTACCAAGTGGGTAGCTCTCGGTAAACGAAGGGTAAAGGTCATGGGGTGGGAGCACCACGCCTTAAGGTGGTTAACTAGGAGAGTTAGACCAAACTTGATAACCGTAGCGAGCGAGAAGACTGTGCCTGTAATAAGGTATAGAGGCGTGGACGGCCAGACTCACCGACACTACCCAGACATGTACATCAAGAGACGAAACTTGATCCTAGAGGTTAAGAGTACCTGGACTATCGGTCTCGTAAGGCAAGACTCTAGGGCTTTCAAGACCCTCCAGCTAAAGTCTCTAGCTGCCAAGAGAGCGGGGTACCGATACGCGGTACTACTGATGATGCCGACTAGGCGCATAAAACTTCCAGAGGAGTGGGAGAGCATGTCATTTAGAGACTTTCGCAAATGGGCGATAGGGAAGAAGCTCCTCGCCGACAGACACATCTCTAGCAGCGACATACGTTCTTCTAGTCACTGACCATAGTCTGTGGTCCGGCGTTAATCTAACCGACCCGCCTTCGTAACAAATCTCTAGCATGGGTCCTACTTTACGCTCGTGCTTGAGAAGCACCTCTCTGTATTGGGGCATCTCGTCCGAGCCGTAACATAGAACTCTATCGCCTACCCTAACGTTCGAGAGCTTCTTAGCTCCCTTAGGCGTCATAACTATAGAGTCTGGATGGCAGCAGTCTTTGCGGTGAACCGTCGCGGTGAGTCCCAGCTTGCGCCGAACGTTGATGCGATTGAGCACGCGAGAGAACGCGGCGGCGTTTGCCTGGTGCTGCTCGTCTACGCCCGCCGTGCCGAACTTGCCCGAGACGTGGCGCTTGAGGCGCTCGTAGCCGCGCTCGGGGTGCACGAATTGCTGGTAGGGAGCGAGCACGACGTCGGCCTCGTCCGTCTCCTTGCCCCACTTCTTCACGACGTGGACGCCGTACTTGGGAGCGTCTTTCCAGCCCTTCTTGTCGACGATCACGACGGGCCGCTTGCCCTTGCGATACAGCTCTATCGCGTTCGAGTTCTCGCCGAAGCGCATGCCGAACTGGCGCAAGAAGTCGATCTGGCTGGCTGTGAAGAAGGAGCGCTCGCCGTGAAGCAGGGCGCACTTAACGCCGATGACGGTGTTGTGGGAGGCGAGTGCGTTGCTCACGAACGACTTCACGGCCGGCACCGCCAAGTCGTACACGACGCGGGGCTCGTTCACGAAGCGCACCGACAGCACCGTGTCTACTAGGCCGTGCACGACGCCCTGCTTGCTGTGGAGGTGCTCGTTGTGTACGGCCGACTCGGCCGCGCGACGGAACGCCGCCTCCAGGTCTTGGTCGCACGCCACGGCCACGTGCGAGCCGTCGGGGTGGTGCTCTACGGTGGCCCATACGCCGTAGCCCAGCAGCGTGACGTGGACCAGCTCCGCCAGCAGTCGGGGCAGCACGGCTACGCGGTGGCTACCTACGAGGGCGGCTCCGTCTAGCACGGTGCGCAGCAGGGCACGCGTGGATCGGGGGCCGGCGCGAAACACGGAGCGGGGGAGCCAGGGGAGGTCGGGCGACGCGGGGACAGAATACGCGAGCGTAGAGAGCTGCGCCGTGAGGCGACCTACCGAGTTGGGGATGACGCGGTGCCTGCGATAGAATGCGCTGCGCACGGCGTCGGGGAAGCGGAGACCGTCGAGCACGACGTCTACTACGCCGGAGGCTAGGCGGGTCTTGCTAGAGCGCGTCGCCACCGCACCGACGATCACCGCCTCGTCTACGGTCAGCCCGCGGCCCGTGACTTCGGTGGGTATGCAGGTGGGGATTATGGCCTGCTCGTCGCCGCGCAGCTGACCCAGCTGTACCCACTTCGTCGAGTTGCCGTCGAGGATCATGAGAGGGTGGTTAGGCGTACCTCCGAGCCGCAGGCCGCTCTGGAACAGCACCTCTACGGTCTGGTCCACCGTCTTCGAGTAGAGGCCGCGAATCTCGTGCACGCCGAACGGGGTGTACACGTGACCGAAGCGGCCCACGCGCTCTATGCCGACGGGGTATCTAGCGAACAGCGAGTCGATGCGCACGATGCCGTCGTACGTGCGCACCAGAGTGTCGCCGTACACGCACTTGCCGCTTCGGGGAGGAGAGATGATGGTGCCGCCAGTCTCGCCCGAGTCTACGTGGTCGCGCCACGCTCGGACCATGCCGCGCTGGTCGGCGTACGGGCGGCCAGAGTCGTCTACGTCGCCCTTGCGACGCAGCTTGCCTCTCCACTGGAGGCCCGACTTCATGCGCGGCCGCGGTCGCTTGTCTACGATCTCGTACTTGCGAGTCGTGAGTACCGCCTGCACCTTGGTTCGGTCGCCCGACGGCAGAGCGATCAGCTTCTTGCCGCCGGGCGTCTTGATGAGCTCCCACATCTTGATCTTGGCCTCTTTCGAGGGGCAAGTGGAGCAGTACCTTCCACGCTTCGCAGAGAGCGGGCACTCGGGGCGGCAGAACTTCTTAGTCTCGACCGCAACTTCGAACTCGCGCTTCATCGCCTCGCGATCTACAATCGAGAGGGGAACGTAGTACCTGTCTTTTAGTAGGATGCGAGTTTTCATGCGCCCGTTCGTCTGCGACTAGTGTTCGCGGCTTCTTTACTCGCCAGTCGTCAGTCGGGACGCTTCGTCTGCATGGCGCGAGAGCGTTCGGCCAGCGCCTGCACGTCGTCTGCAATAGCGGTGAGCCCGCGTGCGCGTGCCGAGTTGGCGTACTGGTCGAGAGTGGAGGGGGCGTGCTCGTCTTTGAGCTTGACGACGAAGCACTCTTCGCGGTTGTCGACTCCTCCCAGTTCGACGTAGGGAAGAAGGTCTATCACGCTAACCCACTTGGGAGAAGCGCCTCGCTTGCCCGCAACGAGGTCGTGCAGTACGTTCTGAGCCACTTCGTTTCCCGGCAGGGCGGCGTCGTCGCGGAGCTTGTCGAGGCGGATCAGCGCGTACTTGCACGTGCCGTCGGGTGTTCGGTTGCGCTGCAGGCCCTGCTCCGCGCGATCTTCTTGCGTCCAGTCGTTCATGGTCACCTCCTACTGAATCTCGCGCTCTGCCAGCCGCATCGAATCGGCAGAGTCGCGGATGGCGTACCCCTTGCTGTCGAAGTCGGCCAGCGCCGTGTCGATGATCTGGAGCACGTCGGCTATGGGCTGTATACGCTTCGTGAGGGGCGACAGCGCGTCGGACACGATGGCGTCGCGCGCTCGCTTGTTTCGGTGCTGCGCCAAGTACGTGGCGTACTTGGCGTATAAGAAGTCGCGCATCCGAGTCTCTACCCTGCGCACCTCGGCTATCTCTTTGAGGCAGACGAGCTTGATGCCCACGATCTGGGATCGGTCTGTAGAGATGCGCAGTCGAGCGCGGGCCATCTCCGCCCCGCGCGGGCGCACGTCGGGCAGCTTAGTGTGCAGCTCCATCACGGTCCTGATGTACTGCGAGTACGGTATACGCGGGCGCTTCTTTATGGCTTCGAGCACCTCGACCAGCTTGGGGTCGGTCTTGATCATCGGGATGTCCACCTGACGTGAGAGCTGATTGCCAGCAGAGCTTCGGGGTTGCCCATCACAGATATGCGCTTGTCGACGAAGTACACCGAGCTGTCGGAGCTAGGAGACGCACGGCGCCACAGCGCAGCGTAGTTGTACCGCACGTTGACGGAGCACTTCGGCGACACGATCTGGTACCCCACGACTAGCCCGGCGCACGTGACCGCCTCCAGCCGGCCGAACGGCAGCTCGCACAGCGTGCTAGACGCGAGCTGCAGGGTGGGTATGGAGGTGCGCGTCTTGAACAGCACGGTGGGAGACGTGAGCGCCAGAGACTCTAGCACGTCGATGCGAAGGAACTGGTCGAGCGGCAGAGAGTCGAACAGTTCTCTGCGGTGGTCACCGGGCTCGAAGTAGAGCATCGCGCTACTTGCCTCCGTCCGTGAGCGCGGCGTACACTACGCCCTCGCACTCGAACTGGACGCGAGCCACCTCGCCCTCCTCCACGAAGACGCCGAGGCTCACGGTTCCCGTCATCTTAGACGACAGGTCGTTGAGCAGTACGTGGCTGATGCCGAAGGCAGTGGCCTTGAGCACCTTGGCGTTGAGGCGCTTGCTGAGAGTGCCCACGGTAGAGGCAACCTCGACGCGAGCGCCCTTAGCTGGGTCTAGCACGATGCGGACGGGAGACGCCTCGTCTGCCGACGTGATGGGCGACACGGCCGACAGCACCTCGCGAAGATCGGTGATCTTGATGCGAGCTACCGTCTTCGCCGACGAGTCGTCTCGCGGTATGTAGTCGCACGCGACGGTGGGGATTACCACCGTCTCCTCGACGTCGCCCTTCGAGTTGATGACGAGCGACCCCTCGATGAACGCGATGGCTACGTCGTCGTGCGCCAGGGCGTTCGTGAGCAGGCCAGAGTCTTGGGGGAACACGCCGAGTTCGAGGTCGCCTGAACCCTTGCCGCGGTAGACGGCTCCGTGCACGTCGTCGGTGCAGGCGGCGAACAGCTCGCCGTCGCGGCACCGAATCGACAGCTGGCCCGATTTTGCCAGGCGCGGTATATCGACGCGAGGGACGGCGTCGCGAAGGGCGGCCACCACCTTCTTGGGCAGCGCCGCGGCGTCGTTCGTCTTGGGTAGTGACGGAGGCTCGCCGGGCTCGATGGGCATGTCGGCCTTCATGCCCTTGCCCTTCACCACCAGTCGGCCGTCGGCCACCGACAGCTCTGCTTCCTTGGTGGCGCGAAGCGCGCCCATCAGCGCGTCTACAGAAACGAGCGCCTTGAAGTCGGCCGAGTCGGCCCGCGTGCGCGTGCGCAGCACGACGCCCGACAGGTTACCAGACGACACCACCAGCTTCTTGTCTACGACGCGGACGTAGACGCGAGTGTCTTGAACCAGCTTCTTGTGGCGATCTACGATCTTGAGCAGTGCCTTGGTGTCTATCATCGCTGCCTCGAATAAAATAAAAGGGCGAAGCTGGGAGGCTCCGCCCTTGTACTGGGTAGTCTAGGGGCGCAGGTCGTCAGGCGGCTTTGTCGCCTTCTTCCTCGTCCTCGTCGTCTGCGCCCGAGGCGCCGCGAGCCGCCGCAACCATGTCGTCGAAGTTGGGGAGATGCTGGGGCGACGTGCCCGGCGAGATGATATTCTCGATCGGCAGCTCGAGGAGCGCCTCGCGCATGCTGTGTTCGTCTTCGACGGCGACGTCCTTCTCGGCGCACAGGGCGAGCAGGGCGAAGATGCCCTCGGCCGGAGACGACACCGAGTCTTCTTCGACGCCGTTCTCCTCGAGCAGCTCGTGCAGCTTCGTGACGTTGCGCAAGAAGCGGCGCTCGCAGTAGGTGGGATCGCGCTCCTGCAAGTCTTCGGCCGAGACGACGGGCGTAGCTGGGACGGGCTCAGACGCGCCCGCGATCGCGGCGACGTACTTGCCGTGCCACTTGGCGAGTAGGCGAACCAGCTTCATGGCGCCGTCGCGCACGTCGGCTTCGAGGGCCGCGAACTTCTTGGAGTTGACGAGCTCCTCGAACTCTTCCGAGATGCGGAAGGCGTCGGGCGTGCGGCCTACGACCGAGAACGGACGCTCGCCCTTCTTGCCGACGGGGGCGCCTTCGACGTCCATGCGGTGCTCCGAGTCGACCGTCGTTCGGGTCGAGAGACCGACGACGAGGTCTCCTCCCTTCGCGGCGCTGCAGCCGCGAACGACGAGGTCGACCGACTTGCGGATCGTGAACACGGGAGACACGTTCCCCATCTTCGCGACGGGCATTGCGTGCCCCGAGCGGAAAACTACGATTGCAGACATTTGGGTTCTCTCCTGTTTAGATGCGAAACTGCGCCCGCTCTCGGGGACGCTCTATATTTACTCGACCGCCCGCACGGACGATTTCGTGCTTTACCTACGCCGCAACGGAGCGCAGGGCATTCAACGCGGTATTTACCGACTTTGCGGGCTGCTGCAAGAACAGCGCCACGACCTTCTTATACGACTTGCCGTTGCTCTTTAGGTACCGACCCACGTCCTCTATAGACGAGAGGCGAACTCCGTACTTCGCTCCGACCCACCCGACGAACCTGTCTTGCATTTCGGGCGACGACACGAACTCGATCACCGACGGGTTGTAGCCGTACTCTCGCAGCCGATCGATGTCTAGGCGCAGGTTAGACCAGCGCGTCGGATCGGCCGAGCCCGCCGAAGAGTTGAGAGCCGCCTCGTAGTCGCCGCTCGACTCTCTGTTGTACATCTCGCCCGAGTCGAGCATTATGAGGCGGCGTCGAACGTCTGCGGTGTTGTACTTGATCAGCGAGTTGCCGCGGTTGGTGATAGCGGCTCGCATCGTGTTGAGCATGTGCAGCCCTTCTCGATACGGGTAGTACCACCGAAACGTGCGAAGCGCGATGATCATCAGGTCGGTGATCATGTCTTTGGTCGACAGGCCGTGCTCCGCGGAGGTGAGGAACACGGCTCGGTAGTTGACGAAGTTGCGAGCGTGGGGCCTAACGCTCTCGAGGTACTCTTCCTCGAGCGACGCTATGCTCGTCGGCCCTATCTCGTCGAACTTGACTTCTCGCAGCAGGCGCCGAAACGTCTTGGCGTTCTTGGATACGATGCGACGCGTGCGACGGGGGTTCTCTTGCATGACGCGAAACCCCGTCGTGTCTCCCGCGGCCAGCCTGAGCACGGCGGGCTTGATGCGGGTGTTGCACACGGGGTCTTCGATCATGGTCGTGAGCTTCGCCTTTATTACCTCCTTGAGAAAGAACTGATATTCGGTGAGAAGCTCTGCCGACTCTCGCAGCGCGTCTCGAAACGACGTGCCGTGAACCAAGTACAGCAAGAACTGTTCGTCGAGGGCGCGCTTCTGAGCCGCGTCGAGTTCGCGGAGTTCGTCTCCGCGGTCTAGGAACGATCTGATCATCCTCACACCTCCGGATTGAGGATGATCGGTCCCTTCTTGCGCTTGCCCGGCGGCCGCCCCCTGCGCTTCTTGGTAGAGGCGCGAGCAAGCTCGGGCAGGTACGCCATCAGCTTCTCGACGTTGCCCACCTTGAGCTTCTTGAACCCGCCGCTGGGATCGTTTACCTTATCGCGCTTAACGAGAGACTTGCGCTTCGTCTCGAACGCCTCCTTCGTCATCACGCTCGTGGGGTAGACGAAGGCCGTGAAGCCCTGCTCGCCCGCCAGTACGATCCTGTCCTTCGTGGCGCCGACTATCGACGCCGCCGCGTAGTTGTTGAGGTAGTCGTCGCCGGCCGGTCGGAAGTACACGATCTGGCCGATGCGCAGCCCGAACTTGGCTACGCGCTTGGCGCCGAGAACTACGGACGCCGCGAGGAGAGGACGCTTCGCTTTACCGATAGCCGAGAGCACGCGGAACAGCCGCTTGGGCTCGTCTAGTTGGTGGGGATCGGGAACGAAGCGGAAGCACGTCTTGGCGGACGCCGGCGTGCCTAGATCGGAACAGGGCTGCTTGAATACCGCCAGCCTCGAGTAGAACGTACAGCTCCCGCAGCTGAGCGGGAGTACCAAGTCTTTCCTCCGAATGTCGGGAAGTTCTTCGTTGTCGGGAGAGCCCGATGCCGCTTTCATGAAATATCCCCAGGTCTACACGGTTGAGTTTACGCAGAACGCTTACACTATATAGTACCTCGGGAGCCCTTTGTAAAGCCCCCTACTTGCGCTGCAGCTGACCGGTTCTTACGTCTTTTATGCTGCGTATTTCCGGTTTCTTTGTGGAGGCGTCGTCTGCAACGAGCCCGTACTGAATCGCGATTCGCCTCAGTATCGCGTTCACGAGCTTGTCGCGGGAAGAGAACCCGCGATCACGCTGCAGCATGTTGAGTGCCGCCAGGTACTCTGGCTGGTCTAGCTTCACGGCCAGTAGCGGCCGCGGGTTCTTGGTCTCCTCGAACCTCGCCTCTACGATCACGATCGAGTGCACCAGCACAGACAGCCTGCTGCGCTGGTCGTGGTCGAGGTGTACCTCCAGATCGTCGTAAGACTTGCCGCGCAGCATGCGGTGCGATGCGCGGTGCGTAAGTGAATGGCACGTAGCGCACAGATATACAGTAGGACCTTCCGAACCTCCTCTAGATTGCATGATAATATGATGCTCATCCAGCACTGGCGTGTCTAATTCACAAACGAAGCAGGACATCAGTAGGTCCTACTATAGGGATGCGTCAGGGCTTTTTTAACTGGCCATCCTCGCTGAAGCCTACTATAGAACATTTTGGCAGATACGCCGTCTTCTGCACGCTCTCTGTGAACAAGACGCCACTTACGCATCTTCTTGGATACGGGGTCTCGTACCCAAGTATTAGTGCTCATATTATTGGCGCTTACTGTAGGCGTAACAAATCTACAATTACTAGGAGTGTAATTACTGTCATTATCTCTACGATCTAACCATAGTCCAGGTTCGTAGCCTGCTACCGACAGGGCCCACTTACAAAACACAATTAGTCCAGAGTCTGGGTTACGCCACGACTTGCATACACCAATGCCTCGACCTCCATACCTATGATAGCCTTTCCTTTTGGGATTATAGCACCTGCTTATCATATGCGCATGTACTTTGCGTAGGGAATGTTGAGTCCAACCCTGCAAGTCTCTACCCCGAGCGCATCCGCAAGATGTAGTTTTACCGTCTCTGGCCTTTCTAAGTTGAACAGATTTCAAATTACCGCAGTCGCAACGAAACTCTGCCCAACGCGTTGATTTTATGCGAGGAAGTTCCCGCACAAAAATTAGCTTACCGAATCTATCTCCCGGATAAACAGGAATTAGAGCAGGCAACTTTTCCTCCTAATCGTCGGGCACAGGTACACGGTGGGTCCGGCAGACCCGCCGCGCGACTGCATGATGACGTGGTGCTCGTCTAGGACGGGAGTTACCGTCTCGCACACGAAGCACTCGGTTAGCTCTGCCACCTTACATCCTGCTGCGATACTTGACCGCCAGCACCTCGCGCGACCTTTCGATGCGCTTGTTCAGCTCGTTGATCGACTTCTGCAGGGCCTTCCTCTCCTGCGGGTCTTCTTCGTCGTCGAGGTCTTCTTTCAGCTCGGCGATCTTGGCGAACAGGTCGGCATTCTTCTGCTTCACCTCCGCGTCTAGCTCGGCCTTGAGCCGCGTCAGCTTCTCCTTGCGCTCCTCGAGCGTGAGCGGAGCCTTGTCACCCTTGCTGCGGTCGAGCAGCTCGCGCAGCTCGGAGATGCGCTGCAGCTTCGACGGCTCTAACACCTTCTTGTGCTTGAGCAGGATGGTCTGCTGCTCCTCCAGCACCTTGAGCTCCTTCGTGAGTGCTGCGAGGCGCTCGGTGCGCTGCTCCGCGCTCTCTAGCTGGCGCCAGGGGAACGCGGCGCCCGAGATAACGAGCTTGCCGATCACCGACAGCTCGTGGTCGGGCAGGAGCCACATGAACGAGAGGTGGCTGCCGGGGGAGCGTATCAGGCCCTCGCCGGGAGAGTCGGACGAGAGCGGGTTGGTGTGGGGACCGAGCTGCTTCGTGATCGAGTCGACGGCGCGGCGAGCGGCGCCTGGTACCTGCGTCACTTCCTCCGACATGACGACGGGCACCTTCTGCTTCTTACCCGTCACGGCCGTACCGTTCTTGAACTTGATCACGTACTGCACGTCGACTCCGCCCTTGTAGCGAACGACGGTTGCTCCGCGTGCGGTGGTGGACAGGTCGCCCGCAGACCCGACGTCGCGCTTGAAGCCCACTCGCCGCAGCTTCGAGTCGAGGTTCTTGAGAGGCACGGGGTCTTCTCCCGCGTCGGGGATCACTACGACGCGCGTGGCGCTCTTGGGCCGCTTCTTCGAGTCGAGTACCTCGTCGGGCCGCATGCCGATCACGAGCTGGTTCTCGAACACGTACCCAGAACCGTTCTCGCGCGAGAGCTTCTTGTCGACGGTGGCGGTGTCCTTCGGCGGACCGAAGTTGCGCAGTTCGAAGAACTTGATGCCCGCACGCTTTAGTGCCCGCGCGTCTAGGCTCCGCTTCGTGTAGACGAGGACGGGCATACGAACGGCCACGAACGGGTCTCCCGGCTTCACCGAACGAGGCAGCTTGCTGCGGAAGCGCTGCAGGGCTTCGATGCTCTGCATGTCGGAGTGCACCACGTCTTCTGAAGCCGTCTGCTGGGCGCGGAGGACGGGAGGAGCGATGGGAGCAGGTTCGCGCACGGAGGGCAAGACGACGAACGCTTGCGTGCCGGCCAGCTCCTTCAGGCTGCGCATGCGCAGGCCGAGAGGACTCACCTGCTTCGTCTCGGAGCGGTCGTCTTTACCGAGTACCACCTGAGGCCACACGCGCATCGCGACGGAGCGCATCGTGGTGGCTGCCTCGCGCAGCTTCTCGTTGTCTGAGGCGTGTACGCGTCGACCTTCGTTGATCGCCTCGTTGATGGCTCTGATGCCGAGCAGCGAGACGCGCAGGCCCGCGCGCTCGTGGGAGGTACCGTACGAAGACATCTCGCGCCAGACGCTAAGTCCCGCGTCGTATGCCTGCGTGAGGTTGAGCTGCGGGTGCGCGTCTCTCGACAGATCGACGGGGTCGAGCGTAGACGCGGCGGCGAGCAGCTTTACTGCGTGCTGTTCTCTCTTGTTCATGTGATCCTCTGGCACTTCGGGCAGTGGTAGGTGCTCCTACCGCCGCGTCTAGTTTTTAGAATAGGGGTCCTGCAGCGATGGCAGGGCTGTCCCTCCCTGCCGTACACGTGTAGGTTAGAACTGTTCCCGCCCTCTACACCGCGGGCGTCTCTATACGAATTGGCGTCACCGAACGAGGTGCCGCCTGCCTTGACCGAGGCGGCGAGCATGGCGGGCACGCGCTTGAGGTAGCGGTTCAGGTGCACCGTCGACAGCGCGTCTCCCGGAAAGTCGGGGTGCACCTGCATGTGCCAGCACGCCTCGGCCGCGTAGATGTTGCCGAGGCCTGCCACGCGACTCTGCTCCATCAGCAGGCGCTTGATGCCGCGCGGCTTGCGCAGCCTCTCCGCGAGTACGCCGCGTGCTCTCCACGTGTGGGCTCTCGTGAAGAGCAGCGACAGCGCGTCGGGTCCCAGCTTCATGCTGGGAGCGCCTGCCGACCCGAGCATTCGGCTGAGCGCCTCCTCCTTCTGCTCGCGCGTGAGGCGGTACAGCCTGCCCATGCAGCGCGGGTCGATGTAGAGAAGGCGCATCGTCGTCTCGCCGTCGGTGTATCGAGCGGTCCATCGAACGTGCCGCTTCTTAACGACGGGCGGTAGCTTGCCCAGAGGGCAGGCGAAGAACCTGCCGCTCATGCCCATGTTGGCTCGCACCACCTCGACCCTGTCGGCAGCTCGTACCTCGAACATGATCCACTTGCCGTGGCGCCAGACCTGCTCTACCGTTCCCGCAGGTAGAGGCGGGAGCCAGCCCCCGCCTCTAACCGTAGCGAACGATCTGTGGAACACCTTCCCTCCGACGATCTTCTTGTCGACCAGCAGCTTGCGCAGCTGCCGGCACATCACTTCAGCTTCGGGCAGTTCGGGCATGGCGCTTCTTCTTTTTCGTCTTGAGTTCGCCTCTCCTGATGTCTTCTACGACCTGCATCGTCTCGGCCAGCGACTTGGTCGTGCGCTCGGCGTCGAGAAGCAGTCGAGCGTCGGGACTCTTTACTATCGACTGGTTCTCGCGGACCAGCTTCTGTGCATCCGATATTCGCTGCTTCAGCGCCGAAACTTCGAGGGAAGCGAGGCGGTACAGGCTGGAGGTTCCCAGCACGTAGTCTGCTTCCTCCGCCGTGCAGCGCAACAGCTTGGCCGTTCGCGCCTTGATGTCGTCGCGCGACTTGCCCCGCTCCAGAATCTTCAGTATCTCTGAGCGGTGCTGGATCACCCGAATCATAAGCTCGTTGCGAGCGATGCCAGTCTGCAGCGTCTCGATGCGCTTCTTGGCGGCCCCCGACACGATCGTGCGGCGCCACTCTACCCACTGACGAAGGAAGTCTAGTGGGCTACCGGTGCGCGGTTCGTATCCGACGTCTCCTGTCTCACTCGTTACCTGATTGATGTACAAGAACGAGAACGAGTCGCGGCTGCGAGTGCGCTTCACCACCTCTGCTCGGAACGCCTTCAAGTCTGCGCCGCGCTTCGCGAGGTAGTATATGCACACCTCGCTGTCGGGCGAGGGCTCCGACGACATGCCGCCGTACTCTGGCACCTTCGTCAGCTTCTCGTCTAGCGCGTACGGATTGACGCCGGGCGCGAGGCTTAGCATCTTGACCGCCCGACGCTGCTCGTCGATCTTGAGGATCGGAGCGAACGTCGCCGAGCCCTTGCCCTCGGTGAGGAACGTCTTCTCTAGCGACTTGAGGACGCCACCGTACCTGTAGGCGAACGCGTCGGGCTGCTTCGGCTTGCGGCCCGCGAGCACGTCCGACATGGCCTGAAGCACCCACTCGGCCGGGAGGGGCGGCACGTTGGCGCGAGCGCCAGGCGTGATACCGTTGCAGCCGTACAGCAGCAGGTGAGGGACGGGAGCCGGCAGGAAGCGCGGCTCCTTGTCGGTACCGTCGTAGGTGGGGTCGAGCGGGACCTGCGACAGCTCGTCGGCGTCGAAGAACTCTAGCGCGTAGGGCGACAGGTAGCACTTCGTGTAGCGCTTGGCGGCAGGCGGGTCTTCCCAAGTACCCCAGTTGCCGACGCCGATGATCGTCGGTGATTTCGTCTCCGACTGCGAAATCTTCGTCATAGCCGCGACGACCGTCTCGTCTTCGTGCGGGTGGAAACGTCCCGTGCACTCGCCGACCGCGCGCGACGTCGCCACCTTCTTCGCGCGGTCTGTGGCTCCCAGCTGGTGAAGCGCCCACAGCGCACGGCGCTGGACGGGCTTGAGCCCGTCCCGCCCCTCTGGGAAATGTCTGAAGCCAAGGACATGTTTTGCATATCTAGAATATTTCTTCTTCGCCGTTTTCAGCAGGTGTACAGATGCAAATTTTTCCACCGACGTTTACCTCGTAATGCGCTTCGCCAATTTATAACGATTTACTAGCCCTAGTAAATCGTCATTTTTGGAGAAGTAAGATGGACAAAGCGGAGCTGCTGTCTGCCATAATGAAAGTGCACCCAACGGGATGCAAACTGCGCAGCTTCGTTCGCGAGTGCGAACCGAAACTGGGACGAAAGTTGCCGAAGAGAAGATTTGCAGAGAAGCTGTACCTTCACCTGCACGGAGGAGGCGGCTCGTGTAAGCAATGCGGAAAGCCTACGAAGCTGCGTTCCTTCTACAAGGGGTACGCACCCTTCTGCTGTCGGGGATGCTCGGTGCTCTACCGAGAGCCAGACACGGGACGCCCTCAGCGAAGAGTGATAGCCGGCTTGAATAAGCTGTTCGTTCGGCGTATGCCGCTGGAGGGTCTGTACGCTAGAGCGCGGAGAAGCGTTCATTGGGGCAAGATAACTTCTCGCGCAGAGAAGTTCGGCGTTCCACCGGCTCAGATAGTGTATCACACCTACGTATCTCCTCATGTCCCTGCGTGTAAGAACTGCGGAGACCCCACTAGGTTTTCGGGACTGGCTAAGGGCTACAAGACGTACTGCTGCGTCGATTGCGCAAACACGGCAGAGTCTCACCGGTCTAGAAGCGAGGCGGCGCGGGTAACCTGGCGCAAACGCTACGGCTTCGATCACCCCATGCAAGACCCTAGTATATATCACCGCACGTCGCGGAGTATGAAACGAACCAAGTACGCAGAAGTCTGCGGACGAAAGTTCAGCTACCAAGGCTACGAGCTGTTCATGATCTATCACCTTTCCGGCAAGTACGGTTCTTCGGCGATCCGGACGGGACTTGGGTCCTGCAAGCCGATCTGGTACGATTACGGAGGCAGTCGTCACAGATACTATCCTGACATGCGAGTGGGGAACGTAGTGTACGAGGTAAAGAGCACCCGAACATTCGGTCTACGCGACGAGGCAGTATTCGACAGAGTCGTCGCGAAGGCCAGAGCCGCGCGTCGCACAGGCTACGACTTTCGCTGCGCCGTGTTTGGCAACGACGGAAAGCTGCTGCTGAAGAGCAGCCTCCGTAAACCTTACGCGTACTACGTGAAGAGGTTGTCCCGTCGATAGCGGCGATACTTCTTCTTCGCCGTCTTTAAGAAGTCGACCTCCTTGACCATCACTCTTCACCCTCGGGAGACTCGTCGATGATCGTCTGCAAGTCGACGGCGCGGAGAGCCAGCTGCATCACGACGTACTGGTCGGCGATGCCGCTGCGCTGCGTCTTGCTCACCTTCGTGCGGCGAAGCCGTATGGCCTCGATGCGCAGGTCGTTGGCTTCCGAGAACTCGGAGAAGCGCGTGGCGGCGCCGAACGCCTTGACGCCCGACAGCGTTCCGTCCTCTTCGAGCTTGAGGTACGACACCGTGTTCTTCGTGACGGGGTCGATACGCGAGACGACGAATCGATTCGTGTCTTTGTAGGACGAGAGCATCGTCGTGTAGCGGAGGCAGTTGTCGATGTGCAGCTGCTCGCGAGCCTTGGCCTCGACGCGCTCTTTGTTGATGTCGTCGGTGAGCTTCTTGATCGTGGCCGCGTCTGCCTCCGACTTCAGCACCGCCGAGCGGAGGAGCGCGGTGCTCTCTTCGTGGTTCGTCTTCAGCTTCGAGGCCTCGACGGTGAGGAGCGCGCACAGCTGGGTGAGCCGCGTGTCGTCCCACTCGCCGAAGTGCTCGTTGGCCTGAACGGGCGACCCGTCGAACTCGATGCCCATCGTCTCGGCGATCCAAGTGACGAGGTAGGTAGAGCGCGAGAGCTGAGACAGCAGACGCATCACGTTGGCGCGAGCGCGCACTCGCATGAGGAGGGGATCGAGCTTCTCCGCCGCGAGGCACACGGCTAGCGCATCGAAGATGGCCTCGCCGTCATCCTTTACGCTGAGCCCCTCCGACTCCTTGACGTATCGAACTATCTGCTCCACCGAGGGAGCCTCCTTGAGAGCGAGTGCGTTGTGTTGGTCGCTGCTTTCGGTATTCATGCTAGACCTCTTCGCCAGATTAGAAGTACTGGGCTCACCGAGAACCCGTCATTGAAGTTTGAGCAGCTTCTTCCTGCCCTCGCTGCTGTCCCCCATGAGCAACTCGAACTCTTTGCCTTCTGCGGGGGTGGGAGCAGACACGCGCAGCAGCCTTCGCGTATCTGGACTGAAGGCCACGCGCTTGAGGAGCGGAGCGTCGCACGACCCCCAGCCCTTCATGCGATTGACCTTAGTCACCTTGCCGTGTAGCTTCTGCATCTCCGCGAGCGAGTTGCCGAGAACTACCTCGTCGCCAGACTGTGCCTCGAACAGGGGCGCGTCTACGACGAACACTCTGCCCTGCGCTATCAGCTCGGGCATCACCTTGTATATCACGGTGAGGAGCAGGACGGTGATGTGGTCGCCGTCGTGGTCCGCGTCTGTGAGTAGCACCAGCTTTCCCGTGCGCAGGCGACGCTGCGGATTGCGCAGATCGTAGCCGGCCACCGTGATGATGCCCTGCACCACGTCGTTCGTGAGAGCCTTGCTCCCGTCTCGAATGACGTTGGCGATCTTCCCGCGGAGCGGGAGTATCTCTTGCCAGGGCATGCACGCCATCTTCGCGGTGCCCCCCGCAGAGTTTCCCTCGACGAGGTACGTCTCTCTGCGGTCCGCGGGAAACGACGACGCCGCCTTGAAGCCTCGCGGCATCGACAGGCGGCCACCCTTCTGGCGCGTCTCTCGCGCCGCCTTCTTCTTGTTGCTAGCTTCCACGTCGATGCGATTTATCTCGCGTGCGTGCTCGACGATCTTCTTGACTGCCTCCTTGTTCTTGCGTACCCACTTGCGCAGCGCAGGCAGCACCGCGTCTCTCACTAGACCGTACGCGGCCTTCGACGCGAGGCGGTCTTTGTCCTGCCCCTCGAACGAGGGCTGGTCTATCGACACGTCGAGTACGGCGAACATGCCGATCGTAGGGTCGATGCGAACCTTCTTGCCCGCGCGCTTGGTAGCCTTCGCGAACGCCTCGCGCACCGCGAACTCTAGGCCGCGCATGTGTGTGCCGCCGCTGGTAGGCGACGCCGACACCGAGCCGAGTACGGTGCTATCTCCGCCTCCCGTCCACGTCATGACGAGGCGAACGCCGTCGGCCTTGACGAGGATCGGATCGTAGTCTGCCGTCAGCTCTAGGCGCTTCATGCGCCTGCGCAGCAGGTCGACCGGCGTCTTCGGGTCGAAGGTCTTGGCCACCTTCTTCTGCCCGCCGTCTACCGACAGGCTGATCGTGACGGGCGAGAAGTAGCGCGTCAGGTCGCACCAGGCTGCTACGCCGGTGGGGTCGAGGTGACCCGACAGCAGCTTCTCGTCAATCGAGTAGCGCACGATCGTGCCCTTGTTCGGCCACTTGCCGGGCGGGCGCACGTCGTGCGGAAGGCGCTTTACCCGGACCAGCTTCTTCTTGGTGACGCCGCCCTCGAAGGCGATGTAGTGCCAGGAACCGTCGCGCCGCGTCCAGACCTCGAAGAGGTTCGACAGCGCATTGACGACCGACGCGCCCACGCCGTGGACGCCTACCTTGTTCTTGCCGTAGGCCGAGTCTGCAGACGACTTTCCCGACTTGGCACCTGCGTGCAGTCGGGTCATTACCGTCTCGATGCCGGACAGCTTCGTCTTCTTGTGAACGTCTACGGGTATGCCGCGGCCCGTGTCGGCGACGATCACGGTACGAGCCTTCTCGTTGACGTAGACGTGGATGCGACGCTCTCCTCGACGAGCGGCGGTGACTTCGTCCTTCGCGTTGTCGGCTAGCTCCTTGAAGCACTGGTGGTGTCCCTGCGTCCCGAGCGCGCCCAGGTACATCCCGGGGTGACGGCGAACGCCCTCTAGTCCCTCGAATACCTCGATCGAGGAAGAGTCGTACTTCTGTTCTTTCTTTGCCAAGGCTACCTCGATGCGAGTAGAGGGTCGGAGACTAGCTCCGACCCTGATTCATGTAGCGAGAAGGGGCGGTCGGGTACGCATGCACAGCAGCCCGACCGCCCTCCCGAGCCCCTTCTGGCGTAGGGACCCTCGCGGCTCGCTACCGCGATTAGAATGAGGAGATGCGACGACCCGGCTTGCCAGCCGCCTTCGCGGGCACCTTCCGGGCCGGCTTGGCCGCCGGCTTCTTGCCGCTGCCCTTCTTGGCGGACCTGCGAGGAGCCTCTTCGACCTCGTCGTCTTCGTCGGGGTCGACGTCTGCCTCCTCGTCTTCGCCGGGATCTTCGCCGTCGTCTTCGTCGCCCTCTTCAACGTCGTCGCCGTCGCCGTCGGCATCTTCGTCTTCGTCACCGTCTTCGACGTCACCGTCTTCGGTGTCGTCGTCTTCGTCGGGATCGGCCTTGCGGCGTCGCGCCGAAGTCGGCTTCTTTTTCTTGGTGCGCGTCGCGCGCTCAGGCTTAGCCGCGCCTTCGATGACGACTACCTCGGTGTCCGCCGTCGCGCGGAAGCGGTGCTCGTTCCCTTCGTCGTCGGTCACAACGATCCAGCCTTGATCGTAGGTGACGTCTCCCGACACGCGCTTGAGAACGGTGTGGGACATCACCATAGCGTAGGCGGGCTCTCGACGACCGCCGTCGCCTTCGACGAAGGCCACGACGTGGATCAGCGGGAACGTGTGGCTGTCGTAGCGACCTCCGCGTTCGCGCTTCTTGGTCACCACCAGTCCGTCTTTGGTAAGCTCTACGGAGGCGAGCGTGCGACCCGTGAAGGTAACTAGTTGTCTGCGGCTGACGACGACGGTGCCAGACGCTTCTGCAGTGCGAGCCATGATAACCTCTTGCCAGAGAGCGCACTCGAAGTGCGCATAGTTCCGCGCTTTGAGAGAGGGAGCGCGATTCACCCCGACTCTAGTCTATCAGAACGCGAGACTCTTGTAAAGCGTAGCTACCGCCGAAGGAGAACGGACGGAGAACGGCCGGAAGAGGCCCCAAAACTGCGTGGTTTGGAGCGCCTTCCGGCCTTACGCATACACTGGTGCTGACTGGCGACGGCCGAGGTTACTTGGCCTTCGCCTTCGACTTCTTGGTGGCCTTCTTGGCCGACTTCTTGGCGACCTTCTTCGGCGCCTTCTTGGATTCGGCCTTCACCGCAGACTTCTTGGTGGCCTTCTTGGCGACCTTGGCCGCCGACTTCTTGGTCTTGGGAGCGTCTTCTGCGACGGTGGCCTTCTTCACTTTCGCCATCTGGTTCTCTTCCTTGACTAGCCTCGACGTGC